AAACAAACCTCTGATTTTCCGACAGCCTTGTTATTTTCACAAGCTATCACCGTCCATTCTTGTGCCACAATTAGGGCAGTAATTTATCTCACCGTGTGGATACTGAGCTATAAAGTGAATGATTTCACAATTATTGCATCTAAGCTGATTAGGTGTGTTTGTATTCTCCCATGTTCCACGCTTGACCTCCTGCACGTCTGCGGTAGGTACATCATCAACCAGTTTGCACAGGCTATAATAAAGGTCTTCCATGGTCATATCCCAATCAAATATGCTGTCTGTTAATTTTTCTGCGTCAATATATCTTGACATTGTTATACCTCCCTCTAGTAGTCTTGCCCTATACTGCAAAACCACTCAAAAACCGCTCGTAACGGAATTGTTCCATAATAAATGACAAACTGCACAGGCTCAAGTATCATGCACACTATCATGTACAGTACGCATAACACCTTGCGTTTTTTGTCCGTAAGTTTTCTTATCGCTTTTATGATTCTCGGCATACGACGCCAAACCCACATCATTTCGCTTGGAGAAATCAAATCCTCTTTCCAATATCCGTCATATAAATGCCACATATTTTTAACCTCTTTTATCTAGTATGTAGTATGAATTTCACACTCGGTATTTAACACTTGAACATCATTATAGTAAATATTTACATCACTAGAATAATATCCGCTCTGTTCCGAATAACAAGGTATAAAAAACATTTTTGTTGGTTCATTACCAAATAGAAATCCATAATCTGTTGTACACTCGTCTTTAAAAACCATATTGTTAGTATCAAACTCTGTATTTCTTGCAATGTCATCTAACTGTTCAAAGTCGGCATAATTATATTCACAGCAGTCTGGAGAATGACAGCATGATATTGTCGAGCCATCTGAGAAAGTTATTCCACTTTCATCTATAGCTGTAATGATAGCCATAATTAATCATTCCTTTCTCAATAAGCTGTTACCGTCTTCATTCATATACTCTTTAAAGATTTTATCCGTGAATCTTATCTCGTAAGGAAAAACTGCCATTATCGACCCATGGTTTTCCATCCATTCATCAAACTTTTGCAGTTCTTCATCTGTTGGCGCGTCCTCAGGTCTGCCCTTATCAAAGCCCAACGTACAACCACTTTCAAAACAACAGCCTGCTAGGTCGGCAGAGCATTCCACGTCATCGCCATATTCACGATATCCCCAAGCACAATCCTGACAACACTTCATTACAGGGTCTATGCATCGTGTTGGTAAGTCATGTATAATTTTCTTATTCATTTTCAACCTCCTTAAAGAACTCTCTCGGCTCAAACCATTTATCTTCAATGATATTTCCTATTCCGACAACTAATCTATCTTCCTGTTTTACTCTAACATAATGACCTTTTATATCTTCCCATTTTGCAACGCCCACAACGTCCATAATTCTTGTAAGTGCTTCAAGTCCCTTTTCAGAACCTTCAAATGATGTTCCATTGAAAAAAGCTAAGTTATAACCGCCAAAACTAACTCCCCAGCCTGAGCCTTTAAGAGTTATAGAAAAGGTAAGGCAACAATGGTCGCCTATTCCCAGTGATACATCAGTTATTTTAGCGTTTTCATAAATAGTGTTAGTGTTGCTTTCTGCCGAAGGTATATTTTTTATTACAGGTTTAAGCTCATTATTCGTTATGTATTCAGCAAGATAAGCACTGCACATACGGTACTTATCGCTGGCACAAAGCGGACAGCCGTCACAATCTGTAGTGCCACTAACACAGTACTCCACCGCCTTTTCAAACTCCTCTTTCGTTATCATATTCTACCTCTTTCTATAAATAAAACTAAATTTTTATTCGCCTTTCTAACTTATCTGGTATTTGGCATATAAAAAACCTTACCACCTTCCTCGGCAGCCTTCATAAGTTTTACTAAAACTTTCTTTGCTTCATCTTTAGAACTATACACACCTATTGTCACTCCACATTTAACAAGAGTATGTGCTGCTATATAATCATTAGTAAGAGCTTTAATAATTGCCTTTCCAGCATAAGAAGGACTATCTGTATCTATCCAAATCTCAGTTAATGTATAAACACTTATAAGATTTTCTCCGTTTTGTGACATTATAAGCATTTTATAATCACTCCTTCAAAATAACATTTTTATGTATTACTTATTCATGTTTTTAAGTCTATATTTAGCTATATCTGCCCAATACCAACCTTCAAACTTACCTTTTCTATCACAGATACCATTATCTACACCTATGTAATTTCTATGTTCAATTTGAGCAGCTTTAGGGATAGTTCCTGATCCACAGCAAAAGTCAACCACTAAATCTCCTGCGTTAGAATAAGTACGAATAGCATACCTGCATAAGTCTAAAGGTTTTTGTGTTGGGTGAAGAGATATTTGTTGTTTATCTGTAGCAAATTTCCAAATACTTGTTGGGTAACGTTCGGTACTATCATAAGTTGTAAGACCAAAATCGCCATAATTAGATGTTTTAATACAATTTATTTTATTTTCTGCGGTACTTATTTTACGTTTATGTCCTGTTGTCTTTTGTGGATTGTAGGTAGGAAGTTTTTGATAAAACACCATTATATCTTCATGTATTCTTAAAGGCATTTTCTTTGCATTTAAGTGTCCTGTAGGAGTTGTTTTCTCCCATATAATATTGTATCTATGTAATTTAAGTTGAGATAACATCATTTTAGCTGTAAATTTATCTTGTCCAAAAAATAAAATTGGTGTAGTAGGTTTAGCTACTCTTATAACTTGTTCCCACATAGGTTCTATTGGAATAACATTATCCCATTTATTCTTAGCAGTAACTCCGTAAGGTAAATCTACAAAGAACATATCAACAGAATCGTTATCCATTTGTTTTAAAGCTTCTATACAATCCATATTGTATATATTATTTATTTCTAGTATTATTATCATCTCCCTCTGGCATGAAATATAGATTCTTTCCTTCATCAACAGCTTTCATAATTTCAATCATGACTAATTCAGCTTTTTCCCTCGTATATTCTCCCATATTTATTCCAAACGAACTTGCATCATAGTCTATAATACCTCGAATAACAACCGTTTCGTGTTTTACAGAAGGTTCTGCCCATATTGACACCAACGTATTCGTATTTATTATTTGAGTTCTATCTTGTGATATTATAAGCATTTCATATTCACCTCAATAAAAGAAAACTTTTATATTACTCATTCTTATCTTTCTTACCAAGCAACCACTCGATAGAGGTAGGCTTTTCATCTTCCCAAGAACAAAGATTGTTTAATACCTTTGTTATGTTGTTGACACTAATTGAATGTATTCCACCATACCATATTGCTTCTGCTTTGCAGGGGCGTGTTTCGTAAGCTACTAAAGCATTACGAATATCGTCACAAGCCAAGTACCTATAGCCGAGTAAATAAAGCCCCTCCAAAACAGTTCTCTGCTCATCTGTTATCTTTGGTTTACTTGATTTATTTGCCATGTCACCAACGATTGTACCTCTTACTGTAGGCTCATCGGTTGTAAATTTTGGGTTTGATATTCTTATGACAGTTTCGCCAGTCTTTCTTTCAGTCTCAATAGTGATTGTCTGCTTAAAATTATCAGCATCTGAGTCCATGCGTTCAAGTGAACTTTGAGATATCCAAGTATAAATTCGACCCTGGTCAATTTTTACATAATATTTAATAGAATTATCTTCAAGTTTAGTGCCAACAATCGTTCCTCTACAATCTGTAATTTTTACTCTGTCACCTTTTTTAAATTCTTGATTAGCCATTTAATGTACTCCCTTTCTACATTTTATTATTAATGTTCTTCTTTCCCATACGTAACGTATATAAAATCCTTTATTTTGTAAAGCCATTTCTTAATTGCTTTTAGCACTCTTTAACCACCTTTCGACATATTAATTTTAGTATGCTACATTTGAGATTATATTTGTAGTATACTACAACTTTTGAGATGTGTCAAGTATACAAAATGCACAAACTTATACTACGAAAGCTGTACATTATTGTATAATAAACTTAACCAAGTATTTCTTTGTGAAGCCTGCATTTTCAAGCACCTTTGAAAAGCACTAGGCTCAGTAATCAATGCACATTTGGTTTTAGCTCTGGTAATCGCAGTATACAGCATACAGCGGTCAAGCAGCTTATAATGGGTATTGTCGATCAGTACAATAACATTCTTAAAACCGCTACCTTGCGTTAAATGGCAAGTCAGACAGTAAGCCAACTCAATACTACTTAAATCATTTTGTAAGAAATCAATTTCCTTGTCGGCAAATTTAATTGTAACAACATTCTGCTTCTTACCGTCTTTAATTGTCTGTTCAATTTTTGTAATATAACCCATTTCTCCATTGAAAACATTTCTATCATAGTCATTCGTTCTTTGAATAACTTTCGACCCAAGACGAAATGTCTTATTACCATACCTGATCTCAGGTGCAGTATCGGGTGGAATTATCATATCTTGTAAAATAGAGTTAATTTCAAAAGAGCTATTTATCCTGTCCTTTTTACAAGGTGTCAAAATAATCGTTTCATCATAGCCGTCTTTCTTAGCTGCCATTGTATACAATTTAATAGCCAATTCACGCATACCTTCACGGCTCTCTCTAAACATATAGGTCATGTCTTGTAGCTCGCCAGTAACAACTTTTAGTTTTGGTTCAGGCAATGGGTTTTCTCCATTTCTAATTTTAACTGAGTCCGAAATAATACCTGACTTTTGAGCCTGTCTTAAAATCTTAGTCAGTTTACAACAAGTAAACACATTGCAATTAAGTAAATCATGAAAGATATTGCCGCAGCCTATTGGCGGTAACTGACCGTCATCACCTACAATAATTACTTTTGCACCCTCTTTTATAGCAGAAACCAAGCTATAAAATAATGATGAATTAACCATTGAAGCTTCATCAAATACGATAATATCACTAGACAATCTGTTGTTAGAGTTATAAACAAAACCTGTCTTGTTAAAACCAAGCAACCTATGAATTGTACTTGCGAACAAACCTGTTGCCTCAGCTATCCTGATCGCAGCTTTAGCAGATAAAGCACAGGCTGATATAGAATAGCTTTTATATATCTTTGTGAGTCCTCTTAAAATTGAGCTTTTACCTGTTCCTGCTCTACCTGTTATAAGCACTACAGAGCTGCCACAAGCCTTATATATCTCTTGTTTTTGTTCGTCTGTATAGCAAAAACCTTGTTCTCTTTCTGCTTCTGAGATACCCTTTTCAATGTTAATCTTATAGCCTGTTTCTTGTTCATTGAGATTTTTTAGAATATCCAAAATAGATATTTCAGTTTTATATTGGCGTAATAGTCCTACCTTGTTTTCTTCAAAATGTAGAAATATCTCATTTTGCTTTTGTGTGGATTTAAAGTTCTCGTACATTTCATAACAATCGTTTATATTATCTCTTACCGCATTATCCAATACTGACTCTAGCACATATGAATGACCGTCATTGTTTCCAACACACTCAAGATAATACTTGGCAAATGCCACAACTCTTTTGGTTGATATTCTGATATTTGGATTTAACTTTAATGCTAAATCGTCCACTCTTTTAAAACCCAAGCCACGAATTTCTGTCATGATATAAGGGTTATCAAGTAACTTTTCCTTCAATAATTGAGGATTAGGTTCATTAGAAATCAATTTGGCTATCATGGCATACGTTACACCCAATGGCTGAAGCATGATAAGGATATCTGAAATAACATAATTATTCAGTATATTATCTTTTATCCTATTCCAACTCCTTTCGCCTATACCCTTGATTTTCGTAAAATCAATTTCTCTATTATGAATAACATCATCAATTACATTTGGGTAGACAGCTAAAATGTTTTTTGCTTGCAGTTCTGTGACCTGAGTTTTCAAATATGCTATTTGTTGTTCTTCTGTCTTAGGCACATTTGCGGTAATAGAAATTGGCGTATACTGATACGAGTTATATTTGCTATTAAAAGAACAGGTAACTTCGGCATTGTATTCGACACCGATTGTTAAGCGTTGCATTTTACCTGCCAATGTGCTACCTTTTAACTGCCTTGGATTGTCACCAAAGGGATCGTCATAACAATCATAAAAATATGGAATATCATCAGAAGTTGTTGTGAATGTGTACACTCCCCAATTGCTATTTTCGTTATAAAATCGCTCCTGTTGAGGAACGATTTTAAACTTAAATGTTTTTTCTGTCATGTCTTTTCTTCCTTTCTGAAAGCCATTCAACATATGGTCGCATAGCCTGTATTGTAACTTTATCTTCGTCTGTTTTTCTGCATTTAATAGCAACTTGAGAGCCTTTCTTGGCTAGATCTTCATACTGTACAAGTTGACTATTCCAAAGAACACCCTCTATGATACCGAAAGTGGAGTAAATATTCACAAAAGCAAATGGTTTTTTATTTCTGTCCTTTTTCTTTTGTACTCTGGAAATAACACCTACAATAACGCAATCATTATCATTCTCAACGGCTTCAAATGCCGTTGTTAAATAGGGAAGTGCTTCTTCAAATGGATTATTGTGTATAAATATCTGTAATGCTTCAAACTCCCAAAAGTCAGCATTTTCAAGATATTTGTTATTGGTTAAAAGAAATTGTTTCAACCTATCTTCTTGCTGTAGGTCAAACTTTTCTTTCTTTTTTTGATTTACGAGAGTGAGTAACAGATCTTTGTCATAATCATACTTACCATTACCAATACGATATTTTTCAATATCAATATCATATTCGACAATAAGTTTGTTATACGTTGGTAACTTAGACAATTCTTTATACTCTAATGGTTTATATAATGACTTCAGATATTTCAACAAACAACTCTTTTTATTTTTCGTGGGTATTGCACCTGACTTCATTAGGTTAATAATCTGAGTTTTTGTCAGTGTTGTTCTTGATAACAAGTCTGGAAGGTTTTTATACTTGCCATTCTTTTCACGCTCGGCAACAATCTCTTGAGCTATTCGTTCACCAATGCCTGTAATCGCAGAAAAACCAAACAGCACATTATTATCGTAAATAGAAAAATCGACTTGCGATTTATTGATATGAGGTGGTAATACAGATACCTCAAACTGTTTAGAGTCTACTATGTACTTGTTTACCATGCCTGCCTTATCTTTGTTCAAATTAAATAGTGCTTTGAAAAAATAAACAGGGTAATTTATTTTTAAATAAGCAGTTTGAAAGCATAGAACAGCGTAGCTATAACTATGTGATTTGTTGAAGCAATACCCACCCTTGGCAGCAAGTTCTTCACTAATAGCTTTTGCTATATTTTCATCATATCCGTTATCAATAATTTCTTGATATAGTTTTTTAGACTCTTCTTTAACTAATTCAGGCATCTTTTTACCGATAGCTTTGCGGTACTTGTCGCTACCACCATAACTTCTACCACCAAAAACACGCACTATTTCCATGATTTGTTCCTGATAAATACACTGACCGTAAGTGCTTTCCAAAATAGGCTTCATGTCAGGGTGTATATAGGTGACAAGTGATGGATCATGCTTGCATTTAATAAACTCCTCCAACGCTCCCATTGAATCAGGTCTATACAAAGCCAAAACAGCCGACAAATCTTCCATATTAGTTGCTTGTAGTCTAAGTAGCAAGTCTTTCATACCTGCGCTTTCTACCTGAAACACGCCATTCGTCAATGCTTTATTTAACAATTCAAATGGACTTCTATCATTTTCAAATTTGGGGTTGTTGATATTTATATCATATTCAGATAAGTGCAAGTCATTTTGAATTTCCTGCACCATTTTTAAAGTTTGTACACCCAAAATGTCAAATTTAATGATACCTATTTGTTCGACAAGCCTTTTATCAACTTGAATGACGTGTTCACCGTCAGAACCTAGTTTCATTGCCATATAGTCACTAATATCAGTATCAACAATACCGACACCGCCTGCATGACAACTAACTGTTTTAACTCTACCACTTAACTTGCCTGCTATATCAAGCAATTCACTGTATTCAGGGTGTTCGGATAAATAGTTTAGATTGTTGTCAATACACTCTTGAAATGTATTATACGAAAACTTTTTGGACAGTTTATCCATTTCACCGTATTTAAAACCTAGTATCTTGCCAACATCTTTTATGGCAACAACAGGCGTTATATACGAGAAGTTTATAATTTGACAAACACGATTTTCACCATATTTGTCAATGAGATAATTTATTACTGTAGGTCTGTCTGAAACATCGATGTCCAACTTTACTACATTACATTTCTGCAATGAATAGACTATATCTTCACCATGCGTATTACAGTTCTAATAATACGTTTAGGTGTGTGGCACTTCGAGTCAAGAATTTCACTTGACCCTACGCTCCTTTGAGCTAGTCGTTTGACGTTTTGCATTTATGATTTAATAAGTGTTATTCCTTTTATTAAATCATAAAATACAACTTCGCACAGGATTGTCATATCGTCAGACAGAACGACTTAGATATTCCCTGTTAGCTAATTAACACACCACCATTTCCTGCGGTTACAATTATAATAATTGTTTAATTAACACCCTATATTTTATAGGTTCACCACACTTAACACATATGGTTTCCCATATGCTCGACCAAAAATCAATCTGGCATTGAAACTCTCTCAGGATTGAGGAACAATTTGTTATTAACCATAGGCTCTTTATCCTATGCTCTGGAGGTTTCCCTCATTTTCATCTGTTGGTTACTTCCAACCCAGTTTAGACTATATTTTTCAAACTTCATTCATTTGTTTAAAGTTTTTATTCCGTCTTCGTGGGAAATTATTGGCTCTAAAGTCTTATTTCCTAGTCGTTACACACTTTCTTTTATTACTAAAAGATTTGGCTCGGTATTCCCTTTATCTCACCTAGTTATAGGTTTAGGGTTTCTTAGTCAGCTTATTCGTCTATGGTCTTGTCTCATTATCGGTTTGCTCTCAATGAGAAGTCTTATTTTGCTGATACCGAATTAACAGAATTTAACGAGTGCAACCTATCTACGCTCAAAAATCAATCCATATTTAATAGGATTTAGGTCAGTTATACCTATTGTGTAACACACAAGGCTTCCTGCTCCAGAGCCACGTCCTGAACCTATTTTAACCCCATGAGTTTTCGCATAATTTATAAAGTCCCATACAATAATGAAATAGCCGTCAAAATTCATTTGATGAATAATTCCCATTTCATAATCAAGTCGGTCTTTCATTATTTTCTGATCTTTTTTAGAAAGCTTGTCAAAATTTCTAGTTTTCCACCCCTCATTAATAAGGTGTAAAAGAAATTCGTTATTAGAGTCATAGCCACTTGGCAGGGGATATGTCGGTAACTGTGGGTCTTGAAAGGGCATATGTACTTCTTCTATCATATCAGCTAAAGCATTAGTCTGATTTAAACCTTTTATAACGTTATCTGCACCAATTTGTTTATCCATAGTTGTATGAATTTCTTCTTCACTTTGCAGATAACAGCCCTCGTAACTCTCTGACATTGTTTCAGTATCATGTGCTATCTGAACGTGTCTACCCTGATAATATAAATCTTCCTTTGTGGCTGCGTGGCTATCTGTAGTAATTATGTATGAAGTGTTTGTTACCTCAGATAGTTTCAAAATCTTTTTATTGTAATTAGCCTGATCCTCTGATTTATGAGATTGCATTTCCAAATAGAAATTAGGAAATGACGATTTGTATTCTTCGATATATTTAACACAAATATTAAAATCACTTTCTTTAGCTAATTTTGAAGCCAAACAAGCAGAACAAATAATTAAATCTTCTGCATACGGAGCAATATCTGAAATCTGCACTCTAGGCTTAAAATAAAAATTTTCAAGATTTGACTTAGTGATAATTTTATTTAAAGCCTTTCTGCCGTTCTCATTTTTTGCGAGAGCGATAAGATGGAAATACTTATTGTTTTTATCTTTTATGGCAGTATCGAAGCACTCATACAGCTCTACGCCATATATCAGCTTAATATCAGGATATTCTTTAGATAGTTGATCGAAATATATCCATGAATATTGGTTGCCATGTTCCGTAACTGCATATGCTTTAATGCCGACTTTTCGACATTGCTCTAGCATTTCTTTTGGTGTACCATAGCCGTCCAGTAACGAGTACATTGTATGGTTATGCAAAGAACTATACATTTTCAGCCTCCTTGTATTTTAAAATAACTATCTGAGGGGTAATTACACCCTTATACTCAGATACATTGAGCTGGCAGAGTGCATTAATGCACATTTCATCATCATATCCATTCAAAAAGTCTAATACTTTATCGTCACTAAGATTACAGAACTTGATAATTGCGATATTATCGTCAGTAATAAACTTCCATGTATCTTCATTTTTACCCATGATAACGCCTTGGCTATGCTCCAAAACTATATTATTAATGACAAATAAAGGCTCTTTGATTCCTGTACCGTAACAATTCTCCAATGATGTAACATCGGAAATCATTCCAATATTAAATTCGTCATAATCGAAACAAAAATCTATTGGTAAAGGATTGTCTGAATTAATATTCTTATTTAAAACTTTAATTGCTTCAACCACGTTCTCAGCTTTTATCTCAAAACCGAAAGCATTTGCGTGACCCTGACACCAATTAAACAGACCTGTTTTAAGCAGATCAGCCTTTAGATCTGGTACATAGCTATTATCAAAGTTTCTAGCAGACCCTCTATATACATTATTTTCTTCGTCTTTGCGGAGTATTAAACAAGGTTTTTTCGCATAACTAGCCATTTTCATGGCTATCAATCCAGAAAATACACTTGGGATATTGTTACCTTTTAAGAATAAAACTGTATTTTCGTCATTAGCTACGCTTTTCCTTAACGCAGGAAGTAACTTTTTCACTTGATTATCCTGTCTTGATTTAGCGTTTTTACAGAGTCTTACAACTCTTTGATAAATATTTTCTTTTGTAGTTTCACTTTCGCCACGTTTTTTATATTCAAATTCTTCGTCCTGTTCAATAAACGCTCTGAAAAGTAAGTCCTTTTCTTCCATGTCACCAACTCTACACATTGCGTTTATCAGGGAAGTAATACAAAATGCAATAGTATGAGGATTAACCTTGCCTTTCATGGAATAATTTTGAGCATTAATAAATTCTTCAAAACATTTATTTGTGACGTTATAAAGACCCTTGTCAATAAGCCTTTTTGTTTCAAAAGAACGTAAATCCATAATGTCAGAAATATTAGCCAATGCCACAAGGTCAAGGTAGTCATCGGCATAGTCGTTCCAATAATAATCGTCAAGTGCTTGTAGAAATTTATATACAATTCCTGCACCGCATAATTCTTTATTAGAGTATTCTGAACTACACTGATTGTTCACTATAACCGCATATGGGTTTGTTCTTTCAATATCATGGTGATCGAGAACAAGTATATCAATACCTTGTTTTGCCAACTGCTTACATTGTTCAGTATCATTGCTCCCTGCATCGGGAATAATCAACAATTTTGTGCCTTCAGGTATTTCTATCTCAGAAGAAATACCATGTTGCTTTCCAGAATGTATCAGATATGTAATATCAATTTCTTTGTTATATCTTTTCAAATAGCAGTACATCATAGCAGCACTGCACTGACCGTCAACATCGCAATCAACAATAATCGCCATTTTACTATTGCTTTTAATGTGTCTATCTAGCATTTGAACCGCTTCAGTAATATTGTCAAGATTGTCATAAGAAATTAATACATCATCGGTTAAATGAGTGTATTCATTAACGTTAGTTATTCCTCTATTAGTAAAAATAGATATTGGAATATGGCAATAATCATTATTACCTATTATTTTATAATTCATGTTTTGTTGTTTCACTTCCCATTCTTTATAACTTGCGTATATTTGGTAATCAACTGTTTAAACTTATCAGGATTATCTGTTGGACTTTCTTTTTCTTCAAGTAAATTATCAGTGTCAACAATAGCACTTATTTGAATACAATCCAGAAATTTGTCAGCTATATCGTTTAACTCGTCTACGGTTACGTCTTTATCAAAGCAAAATATAATATGAGAACTCAACCTTGCCAGCATATTTATTTGATATTGGCTTATTTTCTTACCACAAGTTGCTACACAATTCTTTATTCCCATGTTCCAAAGTTGCATAACACCTTTTTCAGCTTCAACCACATAAACGTAGCCTGTCCGAGCTATATATTTTTCGGACAAATAAAGTCCATATAATATTCTAGCTCTGTTGCAACGCTCCAAATATATATACTTAACTCTTTGTTCTTCTTCTGTCATTTCTTCTTGCTTTAAAAATAGTCTACCCTTAACACCTACCAATGTTCCCATTTCATCTCTTACAGGAATTGTAATTCGATTGGAAACATCGTCATAACCTATTTCAAACAGCATTTGAGTATCATATGAGATATTATCTTTCAAAAAACAATCATTAACGGCAGGGAAGTAGTATGATAGAACATTTTCCTTAATCGGCTTTAAAGGTTGCATTTCTTCGTAATTAGACTCATCATCTGCCATTTCAGAAATAAATTTCGTGAATTTTAGACTTTCAGGCAAATCGTTATATTCATCTTTATAATAGTTAATACCACACCAATTACAAACTTTACGAACGGCTTCGTAAAACGTACAACTGCAAAAAAAATGCACAAGGTCAAAAATATCTATTGTATCTAAGCCTGAACTACTATGTATTTCTCGTGTGTAGTCAACTGTTAAAAGACCTTCATTGAGATAAACAGTGATCGCCCCTTGATTATCGCCATCAGGATTGCCACACTGAACATAACCTGCTTTACAGGAAATATGATGACAACCTATTTCGTCAAGTATGACAGGAACATAATTGTTCTCTAGTATCTTTTCTTTGAGGACAGAAATATCCATTTTATCCTCACTTTCTTCTTAGTTCTCCGACTTCATACCAAGTGTTTAGATCCAAGTCAACTTCAAATACAACTTTCTTTTTACAACCAAATCTATTTTTATCTACATTGCCCACATAATACCTCTTGCCAACTTTAAGTTCACATTCAACATCTTTGCCCCATTCAGCATCATGCTGAACATAGCGATATTTATGAAAATCTCCAACAGATATTTCTTTAAACAGTGTCATCGTCCATATAATATGCTTTAGCTGTTTTGCATTAGCAATATTATTAGAATTAAGCTCGTCAGGTTTACAAAACTCCGTATCGTCTGTAAGCTGAATTGAAAGATAGCCAAACATATTCAACTGCTTTGCTAAATCAGTGAGCTTTGTTACTGTTGCTTTTAAAGCCGCCCAATCTCCTGTAGCTTGCGTGTCTTGCTTGCAAGTATCGTAGAAGAAGTATTTTGCACCATGAGTTAGATTAGCTTTCCGTATTTCAAATTCAAGCGTTTTATCGTCATAACCGCCAGCCATATCCTTAACGAGAATAAGCTCATTAGTTTCAGCCTCAATCCATTCAGCAATTTTCATTATTTTTACATATTCCTCTGAATTTTCAGCGACCCTTTGAATGTACTCTTGTAAAGTTTCTGTTGACTCTCCCCAATCGTCTGTTTTCTGATATATGTATTCACCTGATTGATCCTTGTACAAACCAAGTGTTAGTTCCTTTTCAGGCTTTTTCAACTTTATGCCGTGTAACTTTTGAAACTCAGCATTGTTTATACACGTTGTAATTAAACACTTTCTGAGATCGTCCACACCCATTTCATTAAGCATTACAAAGACTCTTTCATGCTTTACAAGCGTTAAATAAGCAATTATTTTTGTCATAAATCGTGATTTTCCTGCATTGGAAAGCATACCAATAGCCATTGTCGAGCCTAGTTTACAGCCCCTAAATATATCATTTAGGATAGGAAAGGGAAGTGATACACCCAAATCAGGTTTTTCCATACACGCAATAAGTGATTGCTTAATATGACTATTCAGAATTTCGGCTTCTTGGTTCGTCAAGATCACCGTATGTATTCTATCTGCTTTACCTCTAATTAATCTGTAGATGTCTGAAGCCGTAAACTGTTCAAATTTCTTATGCTCTACAATTTTTGTAATATCAAAACCATTCCTTTGATACTCTCTTAACAAAGAATACTTTTTAATGATTTCCTGATACTTGCCAATATCATCAGTTATAGCAATTTTCATCCAACTGTCAAGAGTTTTCCAACCACCATACTTTTTATATAAAGAAAGTCTTTCAGGCTCTTCTGAAAAATAAGTTAAAATAGTAGTTTTATTGAATGTTTGTGTCCTAGTTTTGTAGATTATTTCAGCCGAATCGTAAAAAAAACGAGTGACTTCATCTGAAAAATCGTATTTACTACGTATATATTGTCCGTAATTTACCAGCAAATCAGGCTGTTTGTAAATACAACCCACAAATAGAACTTCGGTAGGAACGTTTGTTATAATATCCATGTTTGTCACCTACCTAAATTTCATCAATAATGCTGTCAATATTAAGCCTATCATTATTGTTATCACGTTCTTTGGGAAATTTTGATGTTGCAATTTTTTCATAATCTATATTAACTTGTTCTTCGCTTGTACCTGTTTTAGCCAATGCCTGTTCTTCTTTCCATTTCAAATAACCATCATATTTAGATAGGATAATTGCGAGATCATATGTAACTAACGCTGCACCTTCGATTTTTTTACCTTTACGAGTATTAAATTCGTGTACTTTACGAAGAAATGACATTTTCTTTCGCCACATATCCCATAAATCTTCGACAGGAACAGGTTTATTCAAATTCTTGTAAGTGCCTTTATATACCTTGTCAAGATTTATAAAAAAATATTTTGGCAAGAATGAAATATCATATTGTTTATATAGCCAATCTGTAAATTGTATTCTTGTTTTTTTGTCCTGTTTGTCTTTCTCTATCTGTTCTTTTGTTCTTCTTTTTGCCAAGTATTTCACCGCCTTAATCAAAATAACTAAATAAAGGCAAGTGAGGGAATAACCCTCACTGCTTCATTTATAAAAAATTAAATCTTAGAAATAACTTCAAGAACCCTTTCAAGAGTCTTAATATCTGTAATCTTCTTCATTTCTGTTGACTTAACAGGCAGACTTTCGGCAGAAAGAGCCTCCTTTGCCTTTGTCTTACCGACAGGATTAAGACTTTTCATAACGGCTGAAATCTTGTCAAGAAGTTCTGTGGTCTGATTTTCGGCAGAGTTTTCATTTGTTTCAATACTATCAACTGGCTCTCCAACCTTGCCCATAACTTCCTTTGTATAAATATCCTGCTCAATATCGACAGCCTTTGTGAGATCATTTTTAACAGAAAACTCTTTCTTGTCCTTTGTTCTATCAATAATCACCTGCCAATCAACAAGTGACAAATCTTCAACTGTTTCCTTGTTGTGGACACCTGTTCTGTCCTTGCTGATATACGCACAGAAATTGTTATCCTCATTAATGTACATTCTTACAACAGTTTTAACATTATAGTTCATCTGCTTAAAGCCGTCAGGAATTTTTCTGCCTGTTGCAACACTTGTAATCTTGCCGTCATCACCCTTTACTGAAACTTTTTCGTCTGTTTCTCTTGCGGTCACAATAAAGTGTGCGCCACAAGACATAAGATCAAGTATCAAGTCCTGTCCCTTAAAATTAACTGTCTGATAATCTTTAAGTTCAAGTCCTGCACCTTCGATAGTTACAGTTTTTTCAATGCCAGTTAGTTCCTTTTTCTTTGCCTTGACAGTGTTTCTCTTCTTGGAGAACTCCACAAGTGCCTGCTTAGTTGTCAGGTTAAGAATAGTTGTACCATCAACTACAATAGCATCAGCTCTGAATGGGTTACCATCTCCGTCAAGTACAATTTCATCTGTTTCATTACCCTCGTCATCGAGAACGTGAAAATCTTCCTTGTTCTTAACTTTGTTTATGTATTCTCTTGTTTCACCGAGAGACTGCGTGTACACGATATAAATATTCTCAGTGTTAATGCCATCAGCTTCAAGTCCACCGATAAAATCATCAATAGAGCCGTTCTCATTATCTATGTAAAGAACTCTAAATGGCTTGCCGTCAGGTCTTTTAAAATAAGCAAGCTGCAAGGCAAGTGTTGACTTGCCTGTGCCTTCTTCTCCAAAAAGTATCATCTGAAGCTTGCTCTGTGTCTGTGTTGCTTTTCTTGCTCTAGCCATATTTTTTATCTCCTTTTATATTATCGTTTCGTTGTTAATAACGGTGAGTAGCAACAATTTACCACTCATCGTCCTCGTCTGTCAGATCATTATCTGAAACAGAACCCCAATCATTATCATCAGAACCAAAGTCCTTATTTGCGTTTTCGGTAGCCTTTGTCTTTGCGACGGCCTTGTCAATTATCTCCTCCGAATATAGTTCTGTATCTACACTGTCCTTATCAGCTCCGGTAATCAGAAGTATTCTCTTTGTTGGATTGTTCACTCTATCCATAGGGTTGCTTTCGCCCCAACCGTCATCATTATCTTCCTCAATTTCTTCGATGTCATGTTCTATGACAATATCACCAAAGACTTTAAGAGCTGTATATGGCTTGAGCTTTCTTAGAGTGCTTGCAAACTTTGACTTTGACTTGTTAATTACAAATTCCGCATCTTCTATAGAATTATAAGTTACAATCTTTGCAGATACAGTGAAGTTACCCTCATCATTCTTTTCAATGCCCATGAATACAATGACCTGTTCAAAATTGCCAATCACATTGAAGTCCTCTGCGTCAAAATCTACGTCCTTACAAAGCGAAATCTGTGACGGAACAAATCTTGTCTGGTGTCTATCCTGATAGGTGGAAAACTCATTCTTTCCTCTGACAAACACGGACATACCGTCCTTTGCATTATCTGCTATGTACTTACAAGCATCATATTCAACAAGTATCTTCTTATCATTTATTTCCTTGCCTGTTGAGTCAACCACCTTTGTCAAGCCAAGATTAATTCCAATAGGTCTAAAGTCCTTTTTGTTAAAAGTAAATCTGTCAGCCCACTTTACCTTTTCTGTTGTTGTCTTTCTATCCTTACCCTTGCCCTCGGTCTTAGAGAAGTATACTACATCTCTTTCCATGCCGTTTAGATTTATATATACAGACTTATTCTTATCAATTTCTACACCGACATTAACCATTCTCATTGGCTTGCCTGTAGAGGTTGTCAGTTCTGTATAGAACTTGTCCTTATCACAGCCTGTCAGTTTACCTCTAATCTGAAAACTACCCTTTGTTTCCTGAAGTCCAAGACCCTTATTATTTTTCTTTTCAGCCATTTTATTCTCCTTTTATGTATTTATCAAATTTTGTTGTCAAATAAAATTATCATTTTGTGAACCAAAATCACACCATCTTATCATGCCTTCTTTCTAAAACACATTAAATTTAATTTATCTAACGTTAATGATTTCTATTGCTACTAACATTTCCCTCACGTCCTCTTCATCACAACAATCAAAGAAAAGGTCATTGCCATTATCATCGTGCAATATACAAGAAAAGCTCTCGTTATCTTCGTCAACCTCAAATTCGCAGTTGCTTGAAACGATATCAATACTACACATTGTGGCAAAAATATCTGGGTCAAGAAGATCAGCTCCTCGACAAGTGCCACCAACCTCAGTAGTAAACCAACCCTTATACTCACCGGATTGTAATGTATATTTAATCTCGTGCCAATTTCTGCCGTCCTTTGGGCTATATGTTTCCATTACTTTTCCTCCTTCATGTTTTCAAGTTCTTCGTGCAATGCAGTGCCGAAATTATTCAACGACTCTGCTACCCATGTATCAGCAATATCATATCTACTAATTAAATTGTATATTGCTTTATTTATATCAGAGTGCGAGAACTGCTTATCACATCTGTACTCAGATTTTTCTTTAGGGTTTATTTTAGTATCAAAAAAACGTATCTCTTTATTATCACAACTAGCGTTAGGAAAATATATTCTAGCCAAGGCAAGCAAAGCACCAATATATGCACTATATGTATCATCAGAACAACATTTTGAAGTGCCAACTCTTACTACCTTGCCGTATTCTTTCATTTTGGCAACCGTTGTCTTATCGTGGAAAGTAATCTGAATTTCACGGTCAATATCAGACGATATTTTCTTTAAGCAATTAGCAAAATCGCTATAAATATAAAACATACTATCGCCACCATTTGGCTTAACTGTTTGATACCTAACCATTTTCTTATTGTCTATATACTCTATTGCTTTAATCCTTATTACGTTTCCAGTTTCGGTCATTCTATCACCGAAACTATCTAAACCAACTCGATAAAGTTCTCCGATCTTAAATTTTCTTTTGTTCATGTTTATCAAACTCCTTTATTTATATCAATACCTGTGATTTCTTTAAAAATCTCTGCGTCAAAATTCGGAAGTGATTTGACAATATCCTTTTCACATTCTGATAATTTATCCCAGAAAAGTTGATTACTTTCAAGATTATTCTGTTTTCTTAAATAACCACCTAGTATCTCATAATCAGGATGCTGTTCTTTTTCTTCCCTAGACATCTTGATGGTAGGAATCCATTGAAGAGAATTATTATGAAGTCTATCTAATATAATCATTGCTTTTGAATGATACCAGTCTCCGATTGTCCAATTAGATGGCTTATTAAACATAAGAATCTTCGGCTCTTCTGTGTTAAAACAGCCACATGAACAGTTAGTACGGTTCCAATCACCACTATTACGATTACCAATATTATGGTTACCACTATTGCCATTGCCATTATTACAGTAGCCGCTATTAGAATAACCATTGTTATTAAAACCGCTATTACGATTACCCTTGTTACTGTTACCACTATTAGAGTAACCATCATTACAACCACCACTGTTACAATCGCCCTTATTTCTTTTACCACTATTAGAGTCGCCATTATTACAAATACCAGTATTATAATTACCAGTATTATGGCTACCAGTATTATAATTGCCGTTATTATCAGTACCAGTGTTACCGAATCCTGTATTATTCTTTCCCATATTAACTTTTTTTAAGACTTCTTCCCATGACAGTTCACGGATAATTTTAATTTTATTGGTACAGGATTTTCTTCCTTCTTCTTCTGTGTCAATCTCACCGAGGGTTTCAATTTCGGCAACTTTGTTAAGTGGGTCAAAACAATAATAGTTAAAACAATCTTTTAACTCTGTGCAAAAATGAAAACCTCTCTTGCAACAGCGAGGAGTTACATCTTCTTCATATGTCTCTCCAACTGAGTACTGAAAATCTCTACACGTCCAATCGGGGTTAAAAACTTTATAACCTTTCATTGTTTTACAACTCCTTTGTTTTTTCTACAATAAAATGTGTATTTTAACGCTCTTTTCAGAACGGAATAAAAATTAAAATCTATGTCAACAGCATGGCTGCTGATTGCTGAAACATTGTAGTAAACACTCTAACGAAGAATGTGCCAAGGTAGATTATTCTTACTACAAAACAATAATTCATTCCATATTTGTTGTGATATTATCTCAATATCAGGATGCTTACGCATTTGCTCAAATATTTCCTTTGTTTCTTCAACCGTAAATTTGCCATAAACATTCTGAAACCACTTTACCAATGTTTTATTAGTATCTTTCGGAAATAAAAATTTAAGTTCATCTGCTTTTAAAATGCTATATGTACCAAAGACATGGTAAAACATATTATGCTTTGAATTAAATCTAGCTACATCAGTTTCCCTTGTTTTAAGATTATCTGTCTTAACCGCACCAAATATCTCTGCAACTGCACACAACTCTTTATCAAAACGACCATAACTCGCACTACCACTATATTTATAATCCATACCCATATAATCACCTACTTTACAAGTTCAAAATACTTTGCTATATCTTCCATAGATAGATTCATTTTAGTTTCCACCTTATTTACTTTTCTTCATTCGTTACTGCTATTACAAATAAGACATTCACATACAATATGTTTACAATTATCTTTCCAAGTACAATTTCTACAAAGGCTTTGTCTATAATCAACGATGTCTGCAAGAGATAGTAGAAGAGATTCACTGTGCTCTTCTAGTTCTTCTTGTGTGGGATTTTCAATTATTTCTATCCCATTTAGTTTTGCTATTTTCTCTATATCTTCCATTGATATCATTTTAATTTCCCCCTAATTAAATAAGTTCAAAATGTTTTACGAAAGCTTCCCAAACAATGTTCACTGTCCCACCAATCGTTGTAATTTTAAAACGTGGTTGCCAAGTATCTGAATGTAAAGCAACATAATTTATCTTAACTACTTGATTAATAGGCATAGGCTTTAAATGGGAAAAAAGTGTATGAATAGTAAATTCCGTATTCGCAGGTATGGTTTCATTAAAACACTCTGGAGCATACGGAGAATCCCTAAAAGTATAATCCTTAGTACATCTACACTTCTTACCTTTTAAATACTTATTAAAAAGTTTAAGATAATCTTCTTTTTCAGTATACCCACTTAATTCTCTATCTGTTGCCCATCTTCTTGTATTATCAGAAAGGTCTACAAGATAATTGTCATTTATATAATAAACAACTTTACCTAATGTAGGTTTTGTAAAAGAATTTGTGTAGATTATCTTATCTCCTATTTTATATCCACCAAATCTCATATTTACCCTCCAAAATAAAGCCACCACTTAGAAGCTTTTGCATTTATCTGCTTTTCCTTCAACTCAGTTATCTTCTTATTATTATCTTGATACACCTTTATCTGTTTCTTTACGAGTTCATCTGATTTTAAATCAGGATAAAGGCTTACAAGAGTAATAGAACTTTCAGAAGAAGTCTTTATATATGTATCACTTTCATATTCTTGATATTGTTTTACAACAGTGTCTATTTGTTCTTCAATTTGTTTATTTTGTTGTTCGTACATAGTAATCTTTTCTACAATATATTTAGATTTTACAACCGAAGCTGTAAATCCTAATGTTGCAAATAAACAAGTAATTGTTGTAAAACCGAACAGGATTAAAGAAGTAAACCAACCTGCTGTATCCTTTCTAGCTTCATTACCTTTCTTATTAAATATTATAGAAATAATAAGCATAGTGATTGATATAATAAATAAAAGTATAATCATATATAATTCTCCTCATATGTAAAATGTAAACTATGTGATAGTTTGTGCATAAATTGTGTATAAAAGATGAGATATGCGTTAATGGCGTTGACAAGTTAATTGACCCATGTTATAATAAAACAAAAAAGGTAAACAACTTGAAGTAAACGAAAGGTGGTGAAAATATGTTAGAAATATTCAATAGTTTACTAAGTGCAATATTGTTTATAGGCAATATGTGTAAACAACTAATAATCAACGTTCCATTCTTGGGATTTGTTCTTATTGCCCCGATCGTAACAGGTATCTTTAAATTTATAAACCACAAAGTCAATAAATACATCTAATATTCATTCGTAAGCCACTCTTTTGAGTGGCTTATTTTTTTTGTTTATTCATCGCCACAGACCCAATTTTGTAGTTCGTCTGCCGATTTCTCGCACGTTGGTTTGAGTTTGAAGAATTTCCAATGTGAACCATAGTCCATTATTGTTTCCGTACCCTCTTACCAATAACACCTATAAGGTTTTACGTTCCTTAATTTGTTATTTGAAATGTAATCATTCATAACCCGACTACATTCCTGTGAAGTTCTGTAGTTTCCTATGACTCGTTTTTTTGTACTTTTCTCGTCACACTCTATAAAATTAAGTTTAATCATTTTATCACCACCTTTGTTTTACGTTACTTTATATCTGTAACCTAGAATAAGTTACAAAATATTTTGGTTGGACTAGCTGGATTCGAACCAGCGGAATGAGAGAGTCAAAGTCTCTTGCCTTACCACTTGGCTATAGTCCAATGTTGGTACTGCTTTCACAGTACCTTTTTGTTCACCTACCTTTACATACAGATTAGTTTGTAATTTGTAATCAGTGTAATTTTAATTGATGAACCGTTATTGTTGTCGGCAACCGTAACCGACTTGGTGCAACTTAGGGGATTTGAACCCCTGACCCTTTGATTAAAAGTCAAATGCTCTACCATCTGAGCTAAAGTTGCAAGTGCAGGTATCACACTACATTCCCTTATGGTGAGATAAGCTCTGTACCTGCTATGCCAATTTACTTTGTACAGTATTGGCAAACTGTACTGGTGTCACTGACGAGACTCGAACTCGCATGGATTTTTCCGAGGAATTTTAAGTTCCTTGTGTATACCTATTCCACCACAGTGACACGTCTTATATTAATTCTACCGTGCTACATTTGAGATTATGATTATAGTATACTACTACTTTTGAGATGTGTCAACACATAAAAGCTAAAGTTTACAGAATATTAATAATTATAGATAATAAAAAAAACGAGACCTTAATGATCTCGTTTTTGTGCTAAAATTTAGATTTTTGATCTCTTAGAACATTGCTCCAAATATATTTTATATTCTTTCACAATGCCTGGGCGAGTTAAATTATAATCAAGAAAGTCTAATGCTTGGCTCAAATTCCTGCCATTCTTGCCCCCAATATCTTCCGTTCCGCACACGTTTAACAAATATTTATGTGCTCTATAAAAAAAGCCCGATTTACTGATAATGTTTAATTTCAAACAGATTCTTGGAACTATAATTGTTCTAATGCCATTAACAACATTAACCGTGCTAGTGCCACTGGATATAGGACGAAATAAATAATCATTTGTGTTATATGCTTTTGATATGTTGGTGTTGTTATATGTGGTTACATCTCTCAATTTACCACAGATATTTTGCGGTTCTTTTTTAAAATGCAATGAATAAATATTATCACACAACTCTTTATGCAACATATCAGATACATCTGAAAAATATTCCGAGGACAAGTCTATTTTTTGCTTCTTTCCATTCTGCTGTTTTACCCATAGAATTTGCCTATCAATATCATAGTCGCCTTTTTTCATTTTGGACAACGAGCTTTTTGGAACTCCGACCCATAGTAAGTAACATATTAACTTAACATAACAGGAATACGCACTTACCTCTACCGACCATATGTCTATATCAGGGTTATTCATTACCTTATCAATAGCGTCATTCAGTTCTTTAACATCAGTAATAAAATTCGTTTGGAATTGTATGTCTTCAATATCGCAATTTATATTTGCAAAACCCAGCCAACTCTTTAATAACATTTTGTTAATCCTAAAACTACCAAGAGTCGAATTATCTTTTAAAAAGTTGGCAATATTATCGTGAAACGTCTTTTCTTCATTATATTTTTTCAAAAAACTATTCAAAGTTGATGCTTTTTTCTTTAGCGTTGAATCGCTAATAACATTTGTTTCCCTTTCAATATATTGTTGTATTGATAATTTTAGCTCTTCTTTTGTCATAATAAAAACCGTCCTTCCGAATATAATACATATAACAAAAAGTAATCTATTGTAGGAAAATATTGTACTAATTATCATATGTATTATACCAAAAGAACGGTTAAAAGTCAAGCTAGTTTTTGATTAGCACTAACATCGTGAGAGGTTAATGCAAGAGAAATACAAATTGCCTGAGAAATTCTTCTCATTTCATTTGGAGTTAAATGACCTAAATAGCTAATTATTTTTGTCTTACTAATCGTAGCAAGTTGTTCGCATAGAACGACGCTTGTTTTAGCCACTCCACTCGTTTTGTTAAGCAGGACATGAGTAGGGAAGTATGTTTTATTTTTTGAGATATTTGATGTTAGCGGTGCAACTATTAAACATGGTGAATATTTATTTCCAATGTTATTTTGCACAACTATTGCCGGACGTACTCCAGCCTGCACGGAACCTCCCACATCAGGAAAGCTTACCAAAATCAAATCTCCTCTTGTTATCTCTCTATCACATATTTTTGTGTTATTTTCTTTAAAACAAATTTTTTCCATAAACAACGTCCTCCTTTCTTTTTATTTAACGTTTTGTTGTCGTTGTTTATTTTTTCTTTTTCTATATTATAACCATACAACTTTTAATATTCATTGTGTTTTGATGAATATAATGTTAAATCTATCTTAATATTTCCATTGAGCCTAAATCATTTCCAAACATATAAATATTAAGCGTTGCTATCTTTTCTCTTTTCTCAAAAACATTACACAAATTAATGATAATCGGTTCTATGTAGCTTTTTTTATAAAATATATCTGCATTAAATTTGCTCAAGCATCTATTCTCTTGCAAACTCCACAAGCCAATAAAACATTTTTTATGTAGCTTGTCATACATTATATATGGTGTAGCGGCTCGATTATAGCCGACAGCCAAAGCTCCGCAATCGAGTATTTCGCATAGCTTATCTATATTTAACAATTCAAAATACAGATATTGCAAGTTGCTGATCTGACTCTGATTAAGATTACCTAGTGCATATGTGTCGATAAGTAATGTAATCTTATCATTCTCGACACTTGACCTAGTTTCATCAATATAATCTTCTTTCAGTAATTCCGTAATTTCAGCCCACTGCCTTTTCTCTAGCGGAAAAAGTGGCATAGAAGCCACTAAACGTTCAGGAACGTATCGGCAAGAAATAGTTAAAGTGACATCATTTATGCCTATTATAATAGTATCTCTTGCAATACTTATAATGGCTGATGAGAAGTCATATTCAAGCCGACCGATCGTCATACAGTAGTCAAGCAGAACTAAATCTTGTGTCCTGTCTAACTCTAAGCATAGAAAACCGTGATCTATCCCACAAATATCTTGTAAATCCTCAAAACCACCCCTATGTTCTTCTTTAATAATTGGATTGTCAGTTAGCTTCAGAGCTGTTCCATATATTTTGTCATTATTTTTGTTGTTTGTAAGTATAAACTCGTTATAGCATTTATTGCATACTAATTTTATTAATTTTTGTAAGACCATTTTTACAACTCCCTTTTAATTTTAATCTTTGTAAAAGAACATCTGTTCTAATATGCTTATACTATACTATAAAACAAATGTTCTGTCAAGTGATTTATGTCCATTATTTTGTACAGCATATTTTACCACACGATTAAGGAAAATATTAGTAAAACTAATTCCCACTGCCTTAATTTTATCACCATTCAATGCTTAAATCAATGATAAATTATTCCCAAAAATAAATACACGATTTAACAGCGACAATAGTTTCTTCGGAAGTTCCATACAATTCCGATATAAACTTCTTTTCGGGTTGATGGGAATGAAAAAGACTCTCCATTCTCATTTACCCATATCTCATGCGACCCCTTACCTCTGCGTGAGTATGAAAACCCACGCTCGGCAAGCAGCCTTTTAAATTTGTTTATGTTCATTTTGTTTATTGTTCCTTTCTTTTCTAATTTTGCAAGATTTGAAAACAAAACTTGCATTTTATTTACTTTAGTTTGTTGTATTACACTTTCTCAACATTCTAATAATTCCACTCTGACCCTTTGGCGTTACCATAGGTGTTAGTCCTATCCTGACTTCGCCATTCTGTATGTATGAGCTTTCTTTTAGCTGAAACCATGGCTGAGTGTCTATGTACCTTTGATAAGGCATATTCTTATGACCGTCCTTACAGCCTAACACTTTCTTCTCTCTCAGGAAATTAAACAGCCTTGTTCTACCTATCTTTATTCCATTCTTAGTTGCCAGTTTCGCCATATCGTTCATTGATATACAATCTTCAGAAGTTTGTATATGACTTGCAAAGTCCACAAGAGGTTTATCCTGCTCTATCTTATTATTAAGTTGTCTGATCGTTGACAGATTGAGCCTGAACAGTTCTCTCGTCTGAGCATCGGCATTTGGTAGATAGGTGTTAATGAACATCTCATCATTGGCTACATAACCACCTGTCTTGCGTATAGTCGGGAGAACTTCTGAAGTGACCCAACGTTTAAATGTTTTAGCCTTTGGCAGCTTACTTCCGAGAATAAGAGAATACAAGCCAGACTCATTAATAATAGTCGCTTTGCTTCTATAGTTTGAACCACTGTCGGGAATTACGACACTGGTTTTATCATCAGTGTCAACATGGCGAGAAATAGAATCTCTGGTATTGCTATACCCCAAAATCTCAGCCACATCTTTTCCGACAAACCAAGGCTCTCCGTCCTTAACTATTGTCCTCACTGTTCCAAATTCCTTGTTTTTAAATGTTTTAATTCCGTCCATTTTCTTTGTCCTTTCTGTTCTTAATTTACATTGTTGTTTGAAATTTCCTGCTTGTAAGCATAAAAATACACTATTGTCAAAGAAATAGTTCTTGACAGCAGTGTTTACCCATGATATAATATATTTACCAGAAGTAACACTTGTCAAAACACCATTACTATAAGTAATGTGCTTGTGTACTTTTGTTCACCTGACAACTCTGCTTGACTTTCCACGGACAGCAGAGTTGTTTTTTATTTGCCAACAATAGTTTTAGTTTCGTTTAGCCTTAGTACCAATTCAAACTTGTCGTCTACATACATCTTCATGAATGTTTCCAACAGATCGTTCATTTTAATGCCGTTGATAGCACATTTTGACTTGAATTGATTTTGAATTTCGCTGTCTATTGTTGTTGTGAACGGTTTTCTATCCATTATTATTTTCTCACCTACCTTTTATTATAGTATAATTTATTTTTATATGTTTGTCAACCATATAAAAATAAAAATCTTTCACAAAATTCTAGCGTATTTTTTGTTGAAATACACAATTTTAGTTTCTGAGATATTACACTTAAACCTTAAATCTTGATTTTCAGCCTAAAATATGCTAAAATTTTTTTATAAAAAGTAATTCTAATTAATCTTAGAAATTGGAGGAAATAAAAAATGAGCAAAATAAAATTAATTCTTATTGCACTCATGACAACATTAGCATTGTCCTCATGTAATAATAAAACAACAAGTTCCATATCTGACAGTAATTTCACTACCACTACAACAATTATAACAACCACCACTCCCACCACAACTTCTCATACTTTGACAACAACTAAACCATCAACTACCACAACTACTTCCAAATCATCAACTACTACCACAACGACTACAACCACAACGACAACTACAACTACCACGCATGATTATAGTTCTGAAATAAGTGCTTTAGAACAAGAAAATAATCGCCTACAGGGTGAAATCTCCACCTATCAGAACGAAATAAACAATGAGCAATCTGATATTTCCATCTATGAAATCTACAAATCGGATGCCGAAGATGATGTTGAGGAGGCTAAAATACAGCTTGAAAACGCCAATAAGAAAATGGTTAAAGTTTATGGTGATGGCGGTTGGACTACAGAAGTTGACTCAGAAGCAGTTTCAAAGGCTCAATCTCACTTAGACGATTGCCAAAGAGTTGTTGACGTGTACAATGAACTTATATCAGAAAGTCAAAGTAATATTGATTATTATAACACTTGTATATCCAATAATCAAAGTTCCATTGAAAGCAATAATAGTCTTATAAACGATTATCGTAGCAGATACTCATAAAACAGGAGGTAATACCATGAAGAAAATTTGTTCCATTCTTGTGATTGCAATAGGAATAACACTATTTGTGATAGGTTATACAACAAAAATTCCAAGCAAAAATTTAACCACATTTTCAATTTTGGAAGGTGACAAGTATAGTGCCATTGACGAATATGTTGGCGGTGACGCTTACAACTATATCATAGGAGCTTCACTTGTCAGCGGTAAAATAGCCGCTGCGAAAATTGAGAGAGTAATTTTCATATCCACTGGCTCATTAATTTTCTCCATTGGCATAATTGGTTTTGCATTTTCATTTAAAACCAAAGAAAAGAAACCTAAAGAAAAAAAGGATGTTGGCGAGCAGGGTGACTTGTCACAAACTAACGAATAAATTTTACAAAGTTCCACAAAATAGTATTGACAAAATGAGTATAGTATGCTATACTATAGATGATGAAAGGTAGTTATTTACCATTTCCGCTTACCAATATGCGGGATATAAATGGTTGGGTTGAAAGTTTTCCGCTTACCAATATGCGGGATATAAATGGTTGGGTTGAAAGTTTTAAGCCTTGCCGTTGTGGCAGGGCTTTTAATTTTGGAAGGTGAAAAATAATGGTTGAACATGGCTTTTATATAATTGATGATTTATTCTTTGAGAAATTCAATGACCCTTTTCTAAAAGGAAATAAATCCGAAAATCGTCCTCATTACTATTGCTTTAAAGATACTAATGAAGGACTATATTGGATAATTCCTTTAAGCTCACGCATTAACAAGTATCAAAAGATAATCAACCAACGTTTAAAAAATCATAAGCCATGTGATATATTACATATTTGCACTCTGAGCAATGGAAAACAAAGCGTATTTTTAATACAAGATATGTTTCCCATTACTCAAAAATATATCAAGCGTAAATATACCATTAACTCCAATCACCTCATTCTTAAAAATCAAAATGAAATACGAATTATTAAACAAAAAGCTGAACGTATTCTTAATCAGATCAATCGAGGTCAACATTGTATTCCAACTTGTGCCGATGTATTATCTATTAAAAGAGAACTGCTGTTAGAACTACAAACGGAGACACAAATGACAACCATTTAACTTGTTGAAAAGAGGTGTTCTTATGTCCGAAATTAAATCAATAACAGACCAAGAAATATTATCATACTGGGACTCAATTAAATCCGTAAGAGGAGTTGCTATTAAACTCGGTATCTCATGGCAAAGAGTTATTAAAAGTCTTTCTAGTTTAGGTATTATAGTTAATAATACCCACGCCAAAATCACTCAATACCACAAAGAAGGGAAGTCAGCTAATGAGATTGCCGACTTAATGAATATGAATGTTAATGTTGTGAAAGCCTATCTCCCACGCAACAGACCTCAATACAAAGTTAATCAATCTAAAAATGCTCTAGCAGTACAAAGAAGTAAAGAACGCCACAAGAAGCACTAAAGGGACTTTTAAAAGTCCCTTTTTATTTTACATACTTATCCACAACTTCCTTGCCAACTTCCATTTTTAACATTTGCTCTTTTACGAGTCTGCTATCGCAACCGCTATAATGTTGTTCAGTTATCCTCAGATCAGAATGTCCCAGACTCTGACAGGCAATACGCAAATCTCTTATAACATCTTCGCTGCCTTTTTGAATACAACTAATATACACGGAATGTGTCTGCCTAAAGCTATGAGTGCTGTATTTACCTTCTATGCCGTTTTTGGCGGTTATATTCTTTAGAAATGTTGTAACGGAATTAAGTTCCATAGGAGCTATCCTGAGTAGCCTGCCGTTCCAATCATACTTCTCATTAGTATATATAATTTCTTCTTCTCCGTCCTCATTTAAGAAAGTATCCTCAATATATTTTCTTTTACGTTCTCCGCTTTGAAAAATATAATCTTCTGGGTCAAGTTTATAATACTTGATTATAAAATTCAGCATTTTCTTTGCAGTATCACAAAGCCATGCCGTTCTCCATTTGTCCGTCTTGTCCTCTTGTAATGTCAAGTAATCTACAATTTTGCCGTTGTTATCGGTTAAATCCTTGACCCTCAAGGTCATTATATCTCCGTAACGATAGCCTGAGTTGCAAGCAAAAATTATAATATTTGCCTTAAAATATTTTTTACTCTGAAACAAATCTTCCAAAATCACATTTAGATCATCAGGTCTGAACCAGCTTGCAGACTTCTGCCTGCTTGCCGTATGTTTTGTAATAGCATTTCTATGACCTTTTTTTCGCTTTGGCTGTTTTGTTATCTGTATTCCTGTCGGAAGTCTATCCGATAAATCGAAAATTTTGCAAGTTTGAGCCGTACTAATATTCATTTTCATTCACTCCCATCATATACACAATGTAAATATTATTCCTGCTATCAACATAACGCTTGTAAAGAGCAAGCCAAAACCACCATAGACAACGTTCTTCACTATCATTCTAACTTTTCTCTGGCGTTCTTCTCTGAGCCTTTGACGGCGTTTTGCTTTTAAATATGCCTTCCGCATATTATAATCTTGTTCTTCCTCTATCTTCCGTAGCTCTTCTTTACGATCGTTGTCTAGCATTTTCACAAAAAGTAATATATTCGTATTTTCATTTTTCATATTTATTCCTCCTATATTTATTCCTACATAAAGAAATACTCCTATCAATCAATGTGATTAATAGGAGTATTTATATTTATTATATTAGTTTTATACACACAATCGCTTTCATATTGCAAGTAAACTGTCTATTTCTGCAAGTCTTTTAAGAAGCTTTTCACGCTCCACTTTTAAGCTTTCCACGTCTATATCAGATACGAGTTTAACGCCCTCGTGGTCTTTGATTTTGCTATAAATCGTTTCAGGAACACCTTTTACACGAACGATTGTGTTCTTATCAGCCGCTATTCTAGGATTTTTGGCAGAGCCGCCCGAAGCGGCAAAGCCACCGCTTATAAGCATTGCATTGTCAGAGAAAATAACTTCTCTGTCACGATAAAGTCTTTTCAGAACAACGATTGAGCCAACTCTGATTTCTCCGTCCTCGTAACCCTCAGTATAAGTGTCGAGGTCAAGATCTACTGTGACAGTGCTAACCGCACCAAGTTCTCCGCATTCACCATAGCATTCGATGAGTAACGCCTTGACAGCTTCCTTGTTCTCCTCTGGGAAGACCCAGCAAGGGGCGTTCCACTTGCCCTGTATCTGCTTTGCCCCTGCGACAAAGCTCTTGTTATACGGACTGTTTACCTTGATTGCTCGTTTTCAACTGCAACTTTCATGTTTTATCTCCTATTATATTATATTACTTCTTATTGTCAGGTATCTTAGCCCACATTTTCTCTCGATAAGCCAACTCTTGGCTATAGGTTTTATGCCATTGCTTATCCAGTTCTTTTCGTTCCTCAAGCGTAAGACTTCTACCCTCATCAATAGCCTTATAAAAGGCGTCATCATAAATCTTTTGAGCTTTGTCAAAAGCTCCAATTGGATTGTATTTTCTGTTAATTTCTCTCCGCTTATTTTCGCTGTGGTTTACCCACAAATAGATAATAAGCAAAATTATTGTAGCAAGTAACATTGATTATTCCTCCTCGTCCAACTCATACTCGTCATAAGTTTCTTCATTATTTCTGATATTGTATACAATATCCTCATCGGGATATGCTTCTTTAAAATAACACTGTAAGTCATCGGGTGTTGTAGCTATATAGATTGGTTCATAACTGCCCTCAAGCTTACTGCCTTTGATAGTTTTTCCGTCAACTTTGAACTCAGCAAGAGATAAGCTAATCTCACGCTCCAGCGGTGCGGTTTCAATGCCGTCTCCGTTAATTAGGTTTTCGATAGTCTCGCCCTCGTCCTCGTTTATCTTTTCACATTCAGCAACGAAATAGACTTCACATCTAAAAAAACGCCTTGTTGAAAACACTGTAAAATTAGTTATGTTTATAATATCTGAATGATATTTCTTCAATTCTGCTAAAGCTTCCACCTCGCTATCATAGATCTTAATAGGGTTTCCTATGTTTTCACACAAAGAAACTATATCAAACAATCTCTCAGGGAGCTTCCTTAACTCTACTCTTGACTCGAAAATTCCATATTTCATACAAATTTCTCCTTTGTTTAATTAATTATACCACAAAATTCCTCATTAGTCAACTAGAATTTTGTCGAAAACGTCCATAAAATCGGACAGTATGGCTATTTTTATTAACCACGTTTTGCACTCATTATCAGTATAGCCGTTACACTTCATTTGTGCGATATGTAATCTAATACGCTCGTTCCGTTCCAACGATCTAATACGCTCCATAAGACGCTTATCAGGGTGCTGTACTACCATGTTATTCTGCTTTTCTGTCATTTTAAATTCCTCCTTAAAAGTATGGTTTTATTCTATTCCAAATAACTTGTTACCACGTTCTATTTTCTTAATAACTCCTCTTTTTGTCATCTCTGTTATTTCAATTCCACCATTTGAAAAGCCTACCCATATTTCCCTTGGAGTTCTCCAGCCGTTACACGTTAAAAAAGTAACTACTCTGTTTATTTGTGACAAATGTTTCCCGTCATTTGGTATTTTCTGTACATTCATTGATATTGTACCTCCTTATTCAGCAATATTTCTTATAACTTTCCACCTACCACGATAGAATTTTACGCTTAAATCGTCCATAAATTTCTCCGTTTTAGTGTTATAAATTCTGTTATCCTCAGTAATGATATAGTTCTTTGAATAATAATATTCATTAATCATCTTTACCAAATCTTCTCTAGCACCTGTTGACATAATAGTTTTAGTTTTCATTGTTATTCACCTCAATTCACGCTCCAAACATTCAAACAGATAACGCCCTTGTTATCAGCATAAACGTTATCAATGCTCGATACTTCCGCATAATTCATATGCTCTGGAACATCTCCGTAATCTCCGTCATAAACAATTTTCTCCCCAGCGTCCGACCATATCTGAATGTGTTGCGCATCAGGATCAACGAACATCTCCATAAATTCTTGTACTGTCATAGTTAAATAACCTCCTCTTTAATGTCAACAACTCCATAAGGCTTATCATTCCTGCCCTCAAAATAGGCATCACACTCACTGATTATACAGCCCTTTTGATATGGATTAAGGTCATTCACATTCATCTTTTCTCCGTTTACATTAAATAATTCATATCTATCTTCAGTTATACCACGTCCATAAAGAGTAAATGTACCTTTAAATTCAGATAATGTACCCATAGCAAAAATCTCATCAATTTCCTTGTCAGTGAGATTATTTCTCTTCAATTCGTTCCGCAGGTATTGCGAGTCATCAATAGTAAATGTTACCTTGCGTGTATTTCCGTATTTGTCCATTGTCTTATTCCTCCTCATCGTCATCTATATGTTCGAGTTCATCAGCGACTTTCAATAAAAATTCCTTTATACTATCGGCATCATTGATTAATACTCTTATGCTGTCAGGCACTCCTCTTTTTCCTCTTAAATCAATCCACATTTCAGCGTGTTCATCAGCGTCAAAATCATCAGCCATTTCTTTAAATGCTCTTACGAAGTCTTTAGATGTGCCGTCATAAAAAACAGTTTCAACAACATCTTCTCCAGCATCGGAATAAAATTCTACATCGTGACAAAATTCATTATTGCCAGCTTCATATTTCTCCGATAATTTAACCTCATTGTTTCCCAAAACCTTAGTAATCTTTTTGTTTAACATAATAAGACCTCCGTTAATATATTTTTCCATTGCTATACATATAAATGAATGATACTCTTTGCAAGTATCTCCCTTACTCCGAGTATATAAGAGGGGAATAATTCCCCTCAGAATGTTAAATCAATCCATTTTCTTTGAACTCTCTTATCAGTCCGTATTGTGTGCCAAGCTTTCTAAGTTTATTTTGTATTTCAGCTAATTCCGCATAGCTTATTGAGCTTTCTGACAAATCAGCTTGTAATTGCATTGCAACTTCTCTTGTTCTTGCTTTTCCTCTTGTGTATTTGTTACTATTCATATAGTCAAGCCTCCTCATCGTCAAGACCATCGTCTATAAGGTCATCAATCTCCAGCTCATAACATAGGTCATTCAAGACCGCTTCTTGAGCAACTACATAACGATAAACTTCACGCTTTTTAGCGTTCTTTTTATCGTTATTATATTCCTTATCTGCCTTCTCAAGTGCTTCCGCTGTCTCGTTATACATTTTTATAATAATCTTAATCATTTCTTCTCTTGTCATGGTTAATTCCTCCTCAAATATGTATCGTTTTTTTACTATGTTGTATGGTGTGTTTATTTTCCTCATGCGGAAAATACCCACATATACCGCCCTTTATGGGCGGTTGTCACTAAATCATTTTAAATGTAAATTCCACATTATGAATGTGATCTGAATTATATCCACCTCCAGCAATCGCCCTCAGATCATCTCTAATGTATGATTTAATGTGATCCATGCCATAGAAATGATCGGGGTTAATGGTATATGTATCGCTGAATGTAAATATCTTGCCTGGATACCATTTAGGCACACTCTTAATATTTGGATGCTTCTCATCCATGGTGTACTTGATTTGCGCAAAGATCTTAATTTTGCTACTCATAATAATTCCTCCTCAAAGTCTTAAAGTTGTATAGTATGTAAATAATGGTTATGGTATCCGCTCCACCTCATACAGTTTCGTGGATATATAGGGCGTATAAACGCCCCTTAAGCGTGCAAATACGCTTCTTTTTGCGCCATTTTTATAACACTTTTGGCAGCGTTTAAAACGCTTTGCGGGATTCTATAGCCACAAATAACGTATTTGTCAAGGCGTGTATTGTAGCCGATTGAATAGTTCCAGCCGTAAACACCAGCGTTATAATAGTTAGTGCTGTCGGTATAGGCTTCAATGCTGCTATCATCTACAAGGATAATATCTTGACCGCTGATTATATTTTTAGCATCCGTGTTTGTGATTTTTTTTGATGTATACATAAAATTACCTCCATTTTTTTGGTTTGTTTTTGTTTTTTGTTTTGTGTTGTCTCATTTCTTTTGTTTTACTGTTCTACACTTGACTTTTTATTTCTTTTGTGTTATCCTAAAAATATGGTTGATTAAATTCAGATCATTGCACTGGATTCAATCGTATAGCGGTTAAAATAACCGCTAAAAGTTTAGCAGATGCCCTTTTTTTATATCCCAGAAATTCGGAAAACTGGATTAAAAGCATTTTGAGCCTATTGCTTTTAAGATTTTCACCGCCTACATTTGACGTTGTTCAATTCGGTTTTAGCCGGTTCGCACGGTGAAATATTTAGTTTTCAAGTTGCAAAAATTTGTTATTGATTATAAATCAATTTCAATTACTAGCTGTCGCATAACCTTGCAAAAGTCAACTAGATTTTTTGTTGTGCGATTATCAACTCTTTTCATTTTAGATTTTACGCTTTTTAGTTTTAGCGGTAAACTTATTTGTAACCAGTAAAGGATCTTGTTTTGTTGTGTTCTTTTCCTTTACTGTATCTATATTATAACACATTCACGAATGTTCGTCAAATCGGTTATTTGTACACATTCACGAATGGTACAATATATAGTGGTTAGATGCAAGATAATCGCTAGAAATAACTATATATTGTAGTTGTGAAAATAAAAATATTTTTGAAATACGCTAAATTTTGTTGAAAACATACAATTAGTTAAGAGGTTTAATTATATGAATGAAAAAAATCAACGTAAAAAAATAGAATATAATACAAAATATAACAAAGAAAATTATGTAAATTTTAGCCTGAAAATCAAGCCTGAATTAAATAACAAAATTGTAAACTATTGCAAGTCTAATAACATTTCACGCCCTGAATTTTTAGAGCGTGCTATAGAGGCACTAAATCACAACATATAGCGGTTAATACAGTATTTATTGCTTGCAATACACAATATATTGTATGATTGTGTTTTGAGCTATAAGGCTACTAACAAGCGTTATATACTGTTGTATATATGGGTGGTATAGTTATACTTGATAGCCGTTAGAATGGATTTTAGAGCATACAATATATAGTGGTATTGTAGCGTGTTATGTGTGAGTGCATACTATATCTTGTGGGTAATGGTTTATGTGCGTTATATATCGTGAGCTTGCAAGCGGAGATCTTGCAAGGGATTTTGACGTGTATATGTTTGTATGTATGTGTATGTGTACAAATATTTGTACTGTTGTAAACGTTGAATAGCGTGAAATAAGTGTACAATTTTTTGGACTTATAAGGATCTTTGAATGATCCTTTACTAATGCTAATTAATGATAATTAGTCAATTTGCATAACTTTAAAGGCTGATTTTGTACAAATTGCTAGTTTGAAATAGGGATTGAGTATTAAATTTTAGGTGTATTTTAGTGTGCGTTTACCACTTTGACGGTAAATATGGGGTGAAATAGGGAATTGATAGGTTAAAATTTTAATATAGAATGTTCAAATTTTAAAGATGGTGATTAAAGGCGTTCGGTATATCGAATAGCACCCACCGAAAAATATACTTAACAAAAATCAAATATTAATAATAAACAAATATACTGACTTAATCAATAATTGATAAAAATCAAATATTATAAAGTCAATTGAGCTTGTATGAAGTCGGTAGAAATTATATTAACATTCTATGAATTGTGATACAATTATTTATATATGTGATTTTGGCAAAAACACATATAAAGTACGCAAATAGGCGGTTTTATGGATATGTTAATATACTTAATTAAATAGCTTTGGAGGGGGTGGCTTTACATTTATGGGAACATATGGAAAGCAGGTTATCCCCTTAGTAGTTCCACTCTATCCACACACCCCAAAACCAAATCTAAAATCAAAATGACACTTTTTAAAATTTCTGCACACTATCCCACTACCCCACCAAAAAACCAAATTTTCATTCGATAATGCGTTCGAGTAAACCTCGTATCTATGCCATTTTTTAAACTTTTTCAAACCTTAAAATATACCCAAATACACCAAAACACACCAAAACTAACTTGTAAACACTATTTCCGTACCATAAAAAAGCAACCCATCACTCCTAAAAAATACACTCCATTAAAGACCATAATAGGTCTTATTTTTTTGTCCTAAAATGGCTATAAATCTAGTTTTACACTTAAACAATCACTCATTTAAAATCAAATTTTAATTCACTGTCAACTCGTTAAACTGCACTTCAGAAACAATACACTATCACCGAAACATCTTAAAACAGCTCAAAACTATTAAAATGTCACTCGTAAAACCCACAAAAATAAACTATCGTAAAAACGAGAAAAACGCTTTTACACCTTGATTTATAAGCAAAAACAGCGAATAAGCTATCGTAATTTTACCGAACGCTCCGAAACAAAATGCTTAGACGAAAACAAAATGTTTAAGTAGTTGCCAGACAACTCATGCAAACAATAATCTTTCAACTGAAAAATATCTGTGAAGATTAGCGTGACCGTAGGGAACGATAATCAAGCAGGGAAGTTATATACGAGCGTAGCGAGAATATAACTGACTAGCTGTGCGCAGTACAATAATACAATATCAATACATTGTCATTATCGCTTCATTGCTCAATAGATGTAATCACCTTAATAGATGTAAGCACAATGATCTTCATTTTATGCTAATTAATTTCATGTAAGTCATTTAATGTTCTATCCTACATTATTTAATTTTTAATTTCACTTTCCCTGAACCTCTCTTATTTTCTGATTTTTAAATTTTATTTCATTTGTCTTGACTTATGTTCTCCAGAAATATAATTGACTTAATTGTCCTAATGCAAATAACAAATTAACACAAAAGTTACATATTTATGTTCAACTCGCTATTGACACATCTCAAAAGTAGTAGTATAATAACCGTAGTATCTCAAAAGTAGCATACTAAACTTACGATACTAATATATCATATTGATTATTAGTTGTCAACAAGAAATTTATTCCTGTAAACAATTAATGTTTAAAAGAAAAAACCTACACGCTTTAGCGGGTAGGAAGGATTCTCTTATTACTAAGTTATCTAGTATTATTCTACTCTACACTTTAGGGGGTACTTAGAGTATAATGATTGCAAATTTTTTTACACTTTATATACTTTCAAAGTATAAAGATTGCAAAAGTAAAATTAACAGCAAAAAGAGGTGAAAAATCATAGTTCAAAATTATTTTGTGAAAATCCCCAAGGAATACATATATGTTGACTCGGCAGACTGTTTTCAAATTTTATTATATCGCTGTCTTAGTTACCTATACAACACTAGAACAGAAACAGTTAATACATCTATAAATGAAATTTTAGAATTGTGCCATTACTCGCTTCGTAGTAAGGGTGACAAGAATATTGCCCACAAGACAAAAAAATCTATATCAACTTTTGTTTCTAAATCAAATTTGATATGGGACAACAAACATGATTATCGGTCATCAGATAGCGTCAATGCAAACGCTCATTTAAGATTTAAGGTCAACAAAGCGGTATTTGATCCTCCAGATAATTTCGTAATATTGTACGACACAGAATGGGACAAACTAATGTCTATTTCAAATAGGCTGTCTAAATCAATACTTCTTCGTGTTTACCTATACATTAAGTCATGGAACTTTCAGAACACAGAAGCTATAACAGAGAGTGTTTGTGGTTGTTACAAGAAAGAAACGGCAATAGCGGAAGAACTACATATGTCGGTCAGACAGCTAGATAACTATTTAAAGGCATTATGTGATAATGGGTTAATAGTCAAGCACATTACAGGCTCTTATAAAAAGAATGGCAAGGTCTATAATGCTCCTAACGTTTATGTACTTAGTTCAGATCTGAACGTACAACAACATATTCAAGAAGCTGTCGATAGACTAAAGTACGCCTATAAGGTAGATGAATTTCTACCAATGGTACATAAGAACAGAAAAATGAGAAAGGATTGATAAACATGACAGATAATAAGATTATAGTATTTGAAAACGAGGACTTTGGAGAACTTAGAACGGTTGAGATTGACGGAGAAGTTTGGTTTGTAGGTAAGGACGTGGCAATGATATTGGGTTATGGAAATGGAAAAGTTAAAAGTAAGGCTTTAGCTAACGCTATAAAAGATCATGTAGATATTGAAGATAAAAGGTTCTTAAACTATGATGAACTTAAAGCGTACCAAAATGGTGACCTTAAAAATATTAGCCACTATGGAATGACAATTATAAATGAAAGCGGTCTATATTCTCTTGTATTTGGAAGTAAATTGTCAACCGCAAAGAATTTCAAACACTGGGTAACTTCTGAGGTTCTTCCTTCACTTCGTAAAACTGGTACATATAATACGCAGGCTTTTGAAGAATTAAAAGCAGAGGTAATAAATCTCAAAGAAGAATTAGAGAAAAACAAATTACCCAAGAAAACATATAGTCCATGGTTTGGTCGTATGCACCCTAAATATAAATTAATAGAAGATAGTCTTGGTATTACTAGGGGTGCATTGTATAGAGAAATTCTTAAAGAGCTTGCTAACAGATACGGACTTGATACATACCAGATAGAACAAGACTATTTGTATGAAAATTGTTTGGATAAATGTTATCCTCTTGACCCATATCAGTGTGTTCCGCAATATCGCAATATGATAGAAGATATTATTAATGAGTATTTAATCAGTAACAGTTTAGCTGATAAAAACGATATTATTGCAACTAAGAAATATAAGACAATTTTTTCAAAAACTAATTCTAAGACTGATTTTAATGAGTCTTACTTTAACACAGAGGACGGTGAAAACAATGAGTAGAAATCGCAAAACAACTTCTTTACAAGAATTATTCTCTGAAGATTATACATACGAGGCTCAGGACAAGCCTTTAGACGACAATGAAGAATATTTAAGGTTTCGCAGTAAGTATTGGACTATGCTGGCTGAAACTGACGATACATACAAAGAAGATTATATGTAAGATAAAATAAAGGAGACAACAAAATGAACAATTTGAAACTTGTAGAAACAGACGTATTTAATGAAATCGCAACTTGTGACTTTTGGGGTAACGCCAACAATGAGTATCTTGTCACAAGAGAACAGATTGGTAGAGCATTGGGCTATAGTAATCCTGCAAATGCAATTAAAAATATCCATTTAAAGCATAAAGAAAGGTTAGATAAATTTTCAACTCAGCTCACTTTGGGCTATGTTGAAGGTGACAGGTATGTTGAGCGTGAAAGAATACTTTATAACCGCAAAGGCATTATGGAGATTTGCCGTTGGTCTAGGCAACCATTAGCAGATAAGTTCATGGATTGGTGTTGGGAGATTATGGATAGACTTATTTCCAATAGCTTGAATACCGTAACATTATCAAGAGAAGAATATTCTATGATTATTAATACTGTCAATGAAGTAGGTCAGCTTAATAAAGTTAATGAACAGCTTACACGTCAGTTGCAAATCGTTTCTGCACAGAACACCACAATGCAAGACAAACTTTCTCGTATGTGGCAGAAAATAATGCTTATTGTTCCACCTGCGCATTATTCTTCTTGGAAAAACAAAATGTCTCAGAAAATTGTTTCGCTTGCAAAGATCTTAGGTTATACAAATGATGATGACAGAAAATCTATCTATAGCGATATTTACAACATGATGAGGTCAGACTATGATATTGACCTTGACTCCTACAAAGAAAATTATTTGTTATCACAAATAGATTGTAAAAACGTAGCAATGATAGATGTTATTGATAGCGATACAGCTCTTAGAGATATTTTCGAGGAAATCGTTGACCGATACATACAAATAAAATCAGGAATGGAGGTAATTAACAATGCCTAAACTAACAAAACTTACAGGCAGTGAGTATACCAATGGCGTACTCGCAGAAGCTAAAAGAATAAACAACAACGAGACAATCCGTAAACAACCGCCTACAGAACAGCAAGTTAGATTGTGTCTTAGAGTGCTGAGAGATTTTCACATACATATAAACAAGGATAATATTCCTAGATTTAAAAGTGTTCAGGAACTAGAGCTTTGGCAGAAGAAAATGATACACGATAAATTATATGACAGCAACTAAAACGGAAAGGTAGATTAAAATGACAGAAAATAACAAAACTATGATAACTGTATTCGAGAGCAAAGATTTTGGCAAGGTAAGAACGGTAGATATTGATAACAAGATTTACTTTTGCGGCTCTGATGTAGCTAAGGCATTAGGATATGCTCAAACCGCCAAAGCCGTTAGAGAACATTGTAAATCAGATGGGTGTCTATTTCAGACAGTCATAGACAGTTTAGGTAGAGAACAAAAGGTTAAATTTATATCAGAGGGAAATGTTTATCGTTTGATAATACATAGTAAACTCCCTTCCACAGAACGCTTTGAGAGTTGGATATTTGATGAGGTGCTTCCAACCATACATAGGACAGGCAGTTATATCATGGAAGACTCGGAAAAAGACAACGAATTGAAACTTTTACAAGCTACGGTTGCTCAGCTTCAGAATATGCTACTCGCATTATCGACTAAGAAAATGCCAAATGAAAAGGCTCTAAATATATGGAAGAAACAAATTAGCACTCCGCTTATAGTGAAGTTACAGGATAATGCTTTGCAAACTACAGGTGAGGTTATTGAGTTTGTAGATATGTTGCATAGAGTTTATACTCAAATGACTTCAATGTTTGGCTTCTGTACTGCTACGGCTCTTAGTGAATTTACAGACAAGTATAACTGTGATTGTACTACAACACAACCTAGTATTATAAATGCTATTGCGGATAATCATGTATATCAGGCTTGGTTTGCTCGGGCTTGTAATCAGCTTATGGTTTGTATAGATAATGGGGATAGATTTACATCTGACTATGATTGTACTTATAATGCTACACAGTTTACTTCAGAGGACAGCTTTGATTTTATTGTTCACACATTGGCAGATATTATGAAAGATAGATCGGCTCACCATGCACACACGCTGTCTATAGTTTACAAGAAGATAAACACCACGAGAGGTTGGCATAATCAAATGACTAGGAAGAAGGTTAAGACTAAGAAAGATGTAATATTGTCGGATAGAAAACAGTTTGCTAAATTTGTGTCAGTTAGCAACGAAATTATAAAGGAATTGGGAAGGAGTTAAATCTATGAAAACATATACGGTAACAAGTAAAGTAACCGCAGAGGAACGTGAGGTTACAATTAACATTTCATGCGAGAATGGCGAGTGGGTCGCTAATTTGTATACTTGTATTGAGAAGTATGCCAACAAATGTAAAAAGCAAGGTTGGAAACAGATTGATGAAACAAGACACACTGACGGTACATTTATCGGAGCTACATTTATTGCTCCTGCCAAAGCCATTAGTATTAGAAACGCTCACCCAACTAAAAGAGTTATCTCAGAAGAACATAAACAAAAGCTTTTAGCTGCGAGAAACAAAGATTAGTTAAAATTGTACATTAATTGTGTTAATTTTACAGCTATATTGTTTTGAGTATAATTTTACTTGTGAAGTATTACTCTTTAAAATTTAACACAATTAATGTATGTTCCTGACGGTAGAACGTAGATTATGATAGATATAAAGGTAGGAGATATAAATGGCTAAACAACAAATGTATCAGCAGTTTATTTTTAAGTTGTACAGTTCAAGAATTTTAAAAGCACCTGATAAAAATTTAAAGATCTCTATACAAGAAGCTAGAGATAATAGGGAAATTATTTCTCTTGCTGACGGACAAATTTTACAAATGATTGACGAGATAAATTCATTAGATAGAAAATTTACCGCAGATAGGATAAAGGAAATTAAGAGAGAAATAAAGCTTTTGAAAAAGCAGCCAAAGTCGAGAAATACAAGTGTACAAATCAAGAAATGTTATCAGGACTTAGATAACATTCAATGTAAACTCGACTATGTTGCAATTATAATGAATAATAAGGAAGACATTTTTAAGCTGAGTTACGGATTTAGAATAAACGGAACGTACTATAATAGACTTATAGGCACAACAAATGGTATAAAAAAGAACACAGTTATTTATGCTGCTGCAAAGAACTCACAGCATATAAAATTATGTGAGGAATTAACAAGACGCATGAATAATGGAAGAAACTTAAACAAGGAGCTTGTGCCTGCTAAGTTTGAAGCTTATAAAGCATTAACTTGTTCAGCTTCTGTGCCTGTGACACATCCAAAAGATATTCTTGTGGTAGATGATTTGATTGTAACTTGTAAAGAAAAGGTTATAAAAATAACAGATGAGTTTGACGGAGAGCCTGTGTTAACTGAGCCCAACAATCCTGAAACTATAGAAGTAAATGACAGTGACGGTTATGGTTTAATAACGCCTACATTGTCGGAGATATGGGCTAAAGATGTTCTTGAGGACTATATACCTAGTGGGTATTGCATAAGAAATAGTTTTTGTAAGGGTATGGTGTTCACGTTTGACTTTCATAAATTTGCCTATGAATATGGTACATTCAATGAAAATGGTGATTGTATTGTTATTGATGTATGGGGAAATAAACATAATATAAAGAATGTAGACTTAATACTTACAACTTCGATGTTAAAATTGTGGGATAGTTATGACAATATTGATTCGTATTTGGAAAATTGTAAAAAAAACGGATATGGCTTTAGAGTGACAAAAGTGTGTCCTGAGAAACTTGAAAATGAACGTAATATGAATTATCAATTCCTGCAAAGCTATGAATTAACAGATGAGGAAATTCAAGAATTGATAGCCCCTACGGTTAATGAAATAAAAGATGTAATTCACGGAGATATTGACAAGACTATATTGTTTTTAAATGGGGCTACCTCAGATGAAGATTTTAGCTTAAATGAGATTGATAATGTTACTAAGTCGGTTATGATAGAGCCAAGTATGACAAATGACCCATTTGTTATAAATCGTATTAATTATATGATTAAGAAAAAAATTACACAGGCTAAAATCGGTGTACTTAAAGTGCATGGCAATTATGCTGTTATTTCAGGCGATCCATTTGCCTTATGCCAAAAAATATTTGGAGTAAAGGTTGAGAATGATGACTATGGATTACTTAAAGCTGGAGAAATGTATTCAAAATATTGGTCTGACTATGGGTCTGATAGGGTTGTTTGCTTCAGAGCGCCAATGAGCTGTCATAATAATATTAGGGTCATGAATGTTACAGTTAATAAAATGATGTCTGAATGGTATAAATACATGACAACTGTTAATATTGTCAACTGTCATGACAGTATGGCAGCAGCGTTGAACGGCTTTGATAAGGATTCTGATGCTTTAATTACAACAGATAATCCGATATTGCTCAAAAACACAAGACCAACTAAGACAATTATGTGTGCCCAAAAAAAGGCAAATAAAGAAATTATTTGTGAGTCCAATTTAATGCAGGCTAATTATAACAGCTTTGGTGAAGAAATTGGTAAAATCACAAATAGAATAACTGCAATGTATGATGTTCAAGCAAAATATCCAAAAGAAAGTAGGGAATATAAAATACTAGATTATCGTATTATGTGCGGTCAGCTTCTCCAACAGAATTTTTATCTAAAAGTTCGCTTGTACGGTAACGTGCTTGAAAAATAATTCATTGAATTGCTGGAAAATCCTAAAGTCTAATATACTACAACGCAAGGTTGAAATACCTAAACGTGAAAGTGACGAAAGTAGAAAAAAATGTTAGAATGACACAAGGTTAAATCCTAAATGTTTTAAAATGGATAATCAGCAGCCAAGCTCCGAATAGGAGAAGGTTCAGAGACTAAGTGCTTTACAAGTGATTGGTAAAGCCAGTGGTGAACTCCCAAGCGGAAGAAGATATAGTCCGAACTCTATTGAAAGATAGAGGGTGTGTTACACACCAGCGTTGAGTAGCGTCAATATTGTCTGTTATATATAAAGAAAAAACAAAGAATAAGGAGGTGTTTATTGTTGGATTTAACAGGGATGAAATTCGGGAGATTAACTGTTTTATCTTCTGCACAATTTCAAGCAAGTAAAAAGAAAATGTGGAATTGTAAGTGTGAGTGTGGCAATTATGTCACTGTTAGAGGAACATCTTTAACAGGAGGCATAACAAAATCCTGTGGCTGCTTGCAAAAAGAATTAGCCTCAAAAAAACATAGTAAGCATAATGGCTATGGCACAAGACTTTACGCTATATGGGACAGTATGAGACAAAGATGTAATAACAAGAACTGTCGGGCTTATCATAATTATGGTGGCAGAGGAATTAAAATATGTGATGAATGGGATGACTTTGCTAATTTTAAAGAGTGGGCAATAATTTCAGGTTATGATAATACTGCAAAGAGAGGTACTTGTACCTTAGATAGAATAAATGTAAATGGAAATTATTCCCCTGAAAATTGCAGATGGAATACGATGAAAGAGCAATCAAATAACAGAAGAAATACGATATATATGACAGTAAATGATGAAACACATTCATTGTCAGAATGGGCTTCGATAACAGGTATTAAGTATGATACCTTGTGGAAAAGGTATAAAAAATACGGATGGAGTCCTGAGCGAGTTGTTTCATAAATAAAATATAACAGACAAAAGCTAAACATAATTGGCAATAGATAAAGCAAAAGGTATTATATCCAAGCCTATGCCTGAGGCGTGGTACAACAGATTTGCATTAAACTACAATGATAATGATAGTGACGAGGAAAGAGTCGCAAAGGAATTTAACAAAACAATCATTGCTGACAAGAAACCATATTTTATGTGTTACATATATCCGCAGGAAATGTCAAAATATAAAAATTATATTGAAAATAATAATGCTCAATGTATAAATTTATTTGGCATGACGATTTCTGAATTAGAGGTTCTTAAAGATAAAACGGAAGATCAACTAAAGTATTTGGATTGGTATTACAAAAAAATGCCTGTCAGTGTTAATGATTGTACCATGAATCGTATTTGTAGGGCTGTTGAGTTGGCTTTTGAAAATTATAACACGGAAGTTAAATCGTCAGCTAGATTTGATTATAAAGTTATGCAATGCAGGCAAAATGATAAATACTCTGACTATCCAAAATTAAAAAAAATGTATGAGAATTATACAAGGGACATAACTCAATACATGGTATTGTCTAAGAAACAACGTTTCGATAAAGAACAAATTGATAATGACAAGATGATAATGACAGAAAATTATCGTAAGCTATGTTCTGAGATTTGCACAGATGAATTTGTGTTGTGTGATATATTGCTTGATATATGCTATAAAACAGAGAAATCTAAGAAATTTGTATGGGATATTTGTGGTGACACTATTATTGAAAATCTTTTAAGATTAAATGATTGGCAGATGTCTTATTATGTACCCGATGAAACTGGAGATATTGAGTATGGTGGAACAAAATATAGAAAAGCCGTAAGAAAGGTTGGTGTGTAAATGGATATATATTTAAACGAAATTGCCGAGGCAGAAAAAATAATTGAAAGTAAAGATTTAGGTGTAAAACCATCACAATCATTGTTTTTGTTGGCTAAATATTACCGATATGTTATGAAGTATAAAAAATCTAAAATAATTACTGCACTAACTGATTTTATCAAATCAACAGGTATAAATTACAGACCTTCTGATTGGGAGAAAAGCGTTGAAAGACAAGTTGACAGAACACGCAATAACCCACCAATTAATATTGAATACATTGGCATAACACAAAAGGAACTTGAAGATATAGCAAGGCTTAAAAGCCCACCAGTTGAGAGAATAGCTTTTACGGCATTGTGCCTTGCTAAATATAGAAATATTCTTTGTGTAAGAAATAATAATTGGATTTGCACTAGCCATAAGATGTTGTTTTCTCTATCTAGTGTTAATAAAACTAGATATGAAAAAGAAATGATGATACATAAGTTAGTTAAAGCAGGAATGTTACAACCAGCATTGGCTGTCGGAAATACAAATCTTCAAGTAAAATTTATTGATGATAGTTCTCTAATAGTGCTAAAAATTACCGACATGAGAGAACTCGGCAAAGAATATATGCTGTATAGAGGTAAAAAATACGCACGTTGCGAAAATTGTGGAAGGTTATTTTATAAGAGATCAAATAGTCAGTTGTACTGTAAAAATTGTAAAGGTTATCAAAAAATTAAAACCAAGGTCTTGACCTGTTGTGATTGTGGCAATGAGTTTGTGGTTGATGCAAGAGTATCAAATAAAGTAAGGTGTGACGAATGTCAGAGAATTAAAGATAAAGAACGTAAACGCATATGGAAACAGAACAGTAAAAAGTAGACGTGCGTTTTTTTAATAGAAAATACCCAAATACCTCGCAAACCCTTTATTATTGGGCGTTTGCGAGGTATTTTTATTCTATGGTGTTATTTCTTATTATGGATATAGATAATAAACAAACTTATCCATGATATATTATATCACGTACAAAGTCAATATTCAATAGGCATTGTGTACAAAATTAAAATTGAAAAGGTGGTTATTTTACACATGATTTTCGTCACAAAGGACGAGGCGGATTATCTTCGTCAGAACATTAAGAACGTTAAGATTTTCAAAACGTGCCGTCTGAAAAACAATGGCTCTAATCGTGGTAAGAGATACGCAGAGGAAACATCTGCGGTTGTTAATCTGCTTGCCAAGTACAGAGCTGATTAAAAAAAATATCTTACAGTACGTCTGTAAGGGTGGGTATATCCCACTAACTTATTTAGAAAAGGAATTTATTTTTTATGACAGTAACAGAAGAACTTCCAATTTCCATTGTAGATAGTTTGGATAAGAGAACATATCCTACGCCTGAAGAGTATAACTATTGGAAATCGAGAGAAAACAGAACATTTTTTATTGATTACGAGGTAGATGAGTTTTATAACCTCATTGAATTAAGCAAAGTTATTATTCAGATGAACATGGAAGAAAGAGAAATTAAAAATCCAAAGCCAATCTTTATTTTCATTCATAGTTATGGTGGAGATATAGAACAGGCAAATTATTTTTGTGACCTGATACAGAGTAGTCATATTCCTATCGTTACTATTGGAATGGGTGTTGCTATGAGTGCAGGCTTTCTTATTTTTCTTGCTGGCAAGCGTAGATATGCGTTTGAACATTGCCAAATGCTCGTTCATCAAGGCTCTGCTGCTTTTCAGGGTAGTGCTGCTGAAATTGAGGAAGCTCAGAAAAATTATAAGAAACAGCTTGAGGGCATGAAGTCATATATCCTCGCAAGGACGGACATTGATGAAAAGACTTTTAATAAAAATAGAAATAAAGATTGGTATTTATCTCGTGATGAACTTGTGAAGTACAAAGTGGTCGATAAGATTGTCACATCGTTTGATGAAATTAATTAGGCGGTGTTATCATGGGCAAGAAAAATAATAATACAATAACCTCGTATGATAACCCACCTGAGAAAATTGACGGTGATCTGTTTTATAGTCTACAATTAGATAAAGAACAAGAAGAATTTGCTAATGCAATTTGGAACAAGGACAATGATATTATTTTCTGTAATTCCAAAAGTGGAAGTGGCAAAACTACTATTGCCATTGGTATAGCAAATTTACTTGTGCAGTACCAAATGTTCTCAAAGATTATTTATATTGTTTCGCTTTGTGCAGAAGGCAGGTTGGGCTTTCTACCCGGTGATGTAACTTCAAAGAGTGAGGTTTACTATGAACCACTCTATAATGCACTACAGACACTTGGTATAAATCCATTTACGGCTGTATGTACAAATAGTCTTGTTTCTGAGAAGTATGAAGAAGGCTATATCAAACCTCTTACGGACGTTTACCTTAGAGGCGTCAACTTTAAGGACGCAGTTATTATAATTGACGAGTCTCAGAACGCAACTTTTGACAATCTTAAAAAGACTTTAACAAGAATAGGTGAAAACTGCAAGACAATTTGCATAGGGCATACAGGACAAATTGATTTACCTAATCATAAGGCAAGTGGATTTGAGAAATATCTAAATCATTTTTCAGGAAAAGAACATTGTCAGATTTGCGAGTTACATACTAACCATAGAGGTTGGGTGTCAACTTGGGCTGACGAATTGGAGGATTAAGCAAATGGCTAAAATAACAAAAAAGAACGTTCTGTCGGTACAGGGCATTGTAAACATAGAGAACGGAAAAATAACATTTAGCGTTGAAGATATTGAGGGTGAAATTGCCCTTGCGGAACTTATGTCAGATTTCAACGGTCAGGAAGTAAAGTTGTCTGTAAACCAGACAGACGAAATTGCATAATGGGAGGAATTTAAAATTTCTACATACAAAAGATTTGAAGGTGAGTCTGATGACGAGCTTATATTTAGAGTGTGCAAAGACAAAGAAAAAATAGGCACTTGGAATGATGTTAGGGATATCTTAAATGAATTACTTAATGCTGATTTTGGCGAGTCAACTTATCGTAAGAAATTTCAATGCTTCGAGAAAATGTTCAATGCAAATCAGAAAACTTTTGCAGATACAGAAAACACCCTTAATGAAATTCAAGACCAAATTCGTGAATTAAAGAAAGAGCGATACAAACTTCAAACAGAGAAGTTGGAGAATAATAGGTGGCTTAGAGAAAATGCACGAGATGAATTGATAACTGAAAAAATAGTCAATGCAATTTCTGATATAGACCCTATTATAGTTCCTGATTATTTGTCGGGAGTAAATAATAGCAAATCTGCGATATTGGCATTTACTGATTGTCACTTTGGCATAGAGTTTTGCATAAAAGATCTATTTGGCAATGTGATAAACGAATATTCTCCAGAGATATTTGAACGCAGAATGTGGAGTATGCTTGAAAAAGTTGTTGACATAATTGCCAAAGAGGATTTGGCAGAAATTAATGTTTGGGAACTTGGCGACAGTATATCAGGACTTCTCAGATTAAATTCTCAGCTTATGCACCTTAGATATGGTGTCATAGATTCGGCAATAAAGTATGCTGAATTTCTTGCCAATTGGCTTAATGATCTTTCGCAATATGTGAAAGTGAATTTCCAAATGGTTAAGGACAGTAATCATTCACAACTTAGACTTCTCGGACAGCCTAAGAACAGTTTTCCTGATGAAAACATGGCAAAGGTGATTATTGCTTTCATAAGGGAAAGACTTAAATATAATCGAAATGTAAACATAATTGAGAATGAAACAGGCTTTTGTTTTAGCGATGTTGAGGGTTATAATGTGCTTGGTTGTCATGGTGAAGTAAAGGATTTACAGAATTGCACAAGTTCTTTTTCAAGAGCGTACAATACAAACATTGATTATGTTTTGGCAGGTCATGTACATCATCAGACCTCAAAGGAAAATGCAAAACATTCAGAGGTGCTTACAGTACGTTCTATGGTAGGTACTGATGATTATGCGATGTCCTTACACAAAACTTCTGACACAGGTGCAAGCTTGTTTATATTTGATAATGAATTTGGCAAGATTACCAACTATGATATAAAAGTAAAGTAGGTGAATACTATGATGATTAAAAAGAGTTATAACGATTTTGATACTTTCATGCAGGATATTATAGATGTATATCTGGAAAATGAGGGCTTTAGTGTTTTATGTGATTACAAGTTGGCTTGTAAGATTATCAAGAAATTTTTATCATTTGACAATAAAACTAAAATTAATTCCATTTCTCTTGATCCGCCTGAGTGGAACGGATATGGTGGCGAATTTGTTGTTTCAACTTTTGAAAACGAGTTGTTTTGTGAAAGAGCAAGACGTGACGATAAGCCAATAATTGTTGGTGATGAGAGTATTGTTTTCGTTCAGCGAGATTTTGTCGGCAAGGATTTTATTGAAGAAGATTATGTTCCAAAGCTTTATTTTGGTTTTACAATTAACGAATAATTTGTAGTTAAATACAACTCCTTTTATTATATTTTGCAGGATAGCAAGCGTTATCCTGCATATTGTCGGATAGCTCAATCGGTAGAGCAATGCACTGTTAATGCGGAGGTTGTGAGTTCGAGTCTCACTCTGACAGCCAAAACAGAACTCAACACGCCTCTTAAAAATGCGTACCACGTTGAGTCTTTTAAATGAAAAATCTGACGAGATTTTTGCACGGATAGTTGACAAAGTTTTGTTGACTATCCTTAGTTTTAATTACAAAGTAATTCAACCTCACGCACCTCTTAACAATGTGTCCCAGTGAGGGGTATTTTAATGCCGTATAAATGTACAAGAGGGCTAACTTGTAAAAAGGTGGTCGGTGAGGTTTGTTGTTTCCAAAAGACGATTAAAGACAGAAAAACAGCGAGCTATGGAGTTATGGTTTTGAGAATTTTGTATTACTCCAAAAACAAAATTCAAGCCCTTATGGGCGAAATAAAGAAGATTAAGTGTGAGGGCAACACTCTAAAGAAATCCCATTTGAAGAATAAGTGCTAAAAGCAGCACTCTAAAGAAAGCTTGAGATGAGAAGAAAGGAGAGGTTAAATGGCTAAGAAAAGCAAACGTATTCAAGTACATGATGATGAAATACTTTCAAAAATCAATTCTGAAACAATGAAACTATGGAACAAATATAAAATTGATATGTCACTTAGAGAACTCTCCGAAAAGACTATCGCAGGCTATCAAAATGATTTAGAGTCTTGGTGGATATACATATACAAAAATCAGGGCAATCAAAGTATTATTGACTTAACGGAAGATGATGTAACTGAATTTTTATATTTTTGTAAAACTGAGGGTAATAATTCAAGACGTATGAAAAGGCGTATGGCTTCAATTTCGGCTTTTTATAAATTTCTGCGTAAGAAGAAGTTAATTACAGAAAACCCAATGGAATTTATGGATAGACCTAAGAAAGATACAGATGTTATTACTCAGACGTTTTTAACTGTTGAACAGGTACAGGAATTAAGAATTACCTTACAAAACTTAGTAGAAAACGCTGACACGCATCATAAGAAACATAGGGCTTTACAATATCAGTGTTATGCTCTATTTTCATTGTCTACAATGGCTAGGGTTAATGCGGTTGCGAATACTAAGTGGGAACAAATTGATTTTGACAATAGGGTTGTCAATGATGTAGTTGAAAAAGAAGGCTACGTTGTAACTCTTTATTTCTCGGAAGAAGTTAAAGAACTGCTGTTAGGTTTACTTGAGTACCGCAAGACAAATAATATTATTGACAATGGCTATGTTTTTGTTTCTTATACAGACGGAAAGTTTGATAAGGTAACTAATGGCACATTAAATTCTTGGTGTCATATTATTGGTGAAATGATTAATGTTCCAACGCTACACGCTCATGATTTTCGTCATTCGGGAGCTACGCTATATAAAAACGCAGGTATGTCACTAGAAGATGTTTCGGCATTGCTCAACCATAGTGGAACTGACGTGACAAGAAAATTTTATATTAGGGTTGATAAAAAGAAAATTAGCCAGAATAAGGATAAATTTGATTTTTGAGCGATTAAGCACTCATAGGGCTATAAAAGGGTGCTTTTATTACACAAATATAGAGAGGGAAATAATTATGGACGAAAAAGCAATAGAAATTGTAAAAGATTATATTGGAGAACATCTTGACAAATCAGATATAAAGCCTGATTTTGAAGTTTACACAGTATGGAAGTGCAAGGCATTGCAGAATTGGAAATACTTACTTTCAAGCACTCTTTTTGACGGTATGTATTATGAATTAACATACAATGGCGATAAAAAAGAGTGGTATCTTGATGCCTATAAGAAATTTAAGAACAAGGTTATTAAAGAATAGTAATTAAATAGATACCAAATTAAGCACTCTGATTGAAAATTGGGGTGCTTTTATATTGGCTTGAAAATTAAACAAATAAGAAGGAGTTATAATATGAAAATATTTATATCACAGCCTATGCGTGGCAAAACAGATAAGGAAATACTAGAAGAAAGAGCAAAAGCTATAGATACCGTTAAAGAAAAGTATCATGCTGATGTAGAAATCATTGATTCTTTCTTCCAAAATGCACCTGCTGATGCAAGACCACTTTGGTTTCTCGGAAAGTCACTTGAATTACTCTCGTCAGCCGATGTTGCTGTTTTTTGCAGTGGTTGGAAGGACGCACGAGGTTGTCGCTTAGAACATACCTGTTGTGCAGAATATGGTATTAATTGTATAGAATTTAATTAAGAACTCCAATTAAATGATCGGCATTTTTATATTGTCTTGCTTTTATAAAGCAAAACAAACAAGAGAATAAAAAAAGGAGGTGGCTTGATTATGCCAAGGAAAAAAGTAAAAACCCCTATAAGTACAAAAATATGTACAGAATGTGGCAAGGAAAAGCCACTGTCACAATTTTATACTACTAGAAATAGTAATATTTCCACTGATGGCAAAACAGTAAATATATGTAAGTCTTGTGTTAAAAAGGGTTCTTATAATCCTGACGGAAGCTTAAATATAGAAGCATTCCAAAAGAAACTAATGTTAATGGATAAACCATATATACCAGAAGCTCTTGACTCTGCTATGAGTGAAGTAAGAAGATCGTTAGAATTGGGCAAGGGTAGAACTGATATTATAGGCTGTTATTTTAAGAATGTGTCAACATTGCCACAGTATACGAAACTATCTTTTTTGGACTCTATGAATTTGTTTAATCAAGGCAAGTCTGTTACTGAGGCAGTAACTACAACGGAAAAACGTAATATGCTTCCTCGAAACGAAGAAGTATATGTAAATATGGTTGATAATTTCGTTGTTACAAACGATATTACTGACTTATTTGGCGAGGGGTACACAAAATCACAGTACCGAAAAATGAAGAAAAAGTTTGATAAATTAAAAGAAAACTACTCAATTCAAACAAACTTACACGAGGAAGCTTTAGCAACTTATGTTCGTTTCAAAGTGAAAGAGGAAGAAGCTACAGCAGCAGGAGATGTTGGAAGTGCTGACAAATGGAATAGAGCTGCCCAAGATGCTGCTGATAAAGCAAAGTTGACTCCAAAACAATTAACGCAGGCTGATTTGCAAGGTGGAGTAACTTGCATTTCGGAAATATCAAAAGCTTGTGAACAGGCGGTTGATATTGTTGAAATATTACCTAAGTTTAAGTACCAACCTAACGATGCTCCTGATTTTATAATATGGTGCTATATTAACTATGCTAGAAAATTAAAAGGATTACCTAAGTGTGAGTATAAGGAAGTATACCAATTTTATGACGACATGAAGAATGAGTACATTTCTCAGTATGGAGATCCCTATGGTATTTTTACTGATGACACATCGGAAAAAAATAGGAGTTCTGTTGAAACATTTATAAAACTGCCAAAAGATTATGAGAATGGTGACAAGTAATGAACTGGCAAAGAATAAAAGATTTTGAAAAAAATAGTGATAGTGTATTTGGCAAAAATCTACATAATTATTACACTTTTATAAGTTGGGCTAAGTGGTATCCTGATTTATTACTCGACTTAATGAAGCCTGAAACAGGTGGATTAAATCTGCATTTAGATCAACGCATATTTTTGCGTTGTGACGTTAGATTTATGAGTATGTATGGAACGTTTAGCCGTGGATATGGCAAAACATTCGATGAGGTACTTGCTATGGTCGTAGTAGCAATGCTGTTCCCGAATATTGAATTGGCTCTTTCTGCACAGACTAAAGAAAATGCGGCAGATTTATTGAAATCAAAGTGGAATGAAATTGCAAAATTATATCCACTTTTAAAGGACGAAATAAGAGAAGCTAGGTTTTCAAAGGGAAATGCTTATATTGAATTTAAAAATGATGCGACCATAGATGCCATTGCCAATGCTCAAAGTACAAAGGGTCAAAGACGTAGAAGGTTAAAAATAGAGGAATCCGCATTGTTAAATAATGCACTGTTTCAAGATGCCCTTGAGCCCGTAGTAGAAGTTCCAAGACTTACGGTTGGCAGACTTGCGATAGTAGACCCAATGGAACTTAATCAGCAAATTCATTTTTTTACAACGGCAGGATTTAGGGGTTCAGACGAATATCAGCGTAGTATTTCAATGTTAGATGATATGGAAAATCTAAAGGGAAAAATAGTTTTGGGAAGCAACTGGCAACTTCCGTGTTGGTATGGTAGGGGAAGTAATAAAAGCAAAATACTTTCAAAGAAGAAAAATTCTTCTGTTGTAGCCTTTGCTCAGAACTATGAACAAGAATGGGTCGGCTGTGCTGACGGTGCGCTGGTTAATATTAATAAACTAATGAATTGCCGTACTCTAACGGAAGCGGTTTTACAAAATCCAGATCCAGAACAGGAATATTATATGGGCGTGGATGTAGCAAGAAGCCAAAAAACTTCTAATAACCAATCTTCTATTGCTGTAGTGCGTGTAATTAGAAGTAAGGATAAAGGGAGAATTATTTACATTGATGTGGTGAATATTATTAATATTCCTAACGTACTTAATTTTAATGCCCAAGCTGCTATTATCAAAAAAGTTCAAAAACTTTATATGGCTAAAGTAGTTGTGTTAGATGCTAATGGACTTGGTGTTGGATTGGCTGATGAACTTTTAAAAGACACGATTGACAATTCTACAGGTAAGGATTTGGGCTGTTGGGACACTATTAATGACGATAATGTTCCAGAAGTTCCTAATTCGCCACAAATACTTTACAATATGAAAGCTCAGACTTGGCAAAATGAAATTGTAAGCACTTTTATAGATATGGTGGATAGTGGCAAACTTAGATTGCTGGAAAAAAGACAAGATAATGATTTTACCGATAATGAATGGGATAGTTTTGACGATAAAGTTAGACCTTTTATTGAGACAGATGCTTTTATTGAAGAAGCCGCGAATTTAAAGATGAAACATCTTAATAACGGCAACATTACTATTGAACAAGTTGTAAAAAAAGTAAATAAGGATAGAGTTTCGGCATTGATCTATGTGTTGTGGTACGTTAATAAATATGCCCAAGACATAAATAACGATGAATACGATTATTGTTGTTTATTCAACTAATGTAAACACAAATGAAAGTGAGGTGAAGCTATGCCTGAGAATATTGTAGAGAATACTGAGAATGTTATTGAAAACAATCAAGATAAAACAGAAAGTGTTTCAGAAACTAACTCCGTGTCAAATACACAAGAGCGTTCTTATGAGTCAAATGCTTTTTACGAAATGACATCTTTTTGGGAAGATTGTATTGAAGATTTGCCTATTAATCTTGAGGACATTAAGAAATTTGCTCATAATCCGCAAATACATATAAAAAATATTCGCAAAATTTGTCGGTGGGCGTACTATGAAAATGGCTCTGTTATGACTTCTATCAACTATCTTAAAACCATGTTCACCTTGGATAAGGTGGTTTATTCAAAGTCAAAGACTAAACGCAAGAAGAAATTTGAAAATGCAAGACAGCTAATGCAACAAACTCTTGACACAATAAGATATAAGGAAGTTATTCGAGATAATTTGTTTAACGATATGATTGAGGGAATGGACTTTAAATACTTTGAAATTACAAAGTCCGTATTCGCTGACAAGTATCTTGATGATATTGATACCTTAAACATTGTAGAGATCAATGAACTGGGAGTTAAATGTGCCGTTATTAATCTGCCTGTTGACTATTGCCGTATAGTTGGCAGAAAGAATGGTTCACCTATTGTTGCTTTTGATTTAAGATACTTTGACGATATGGCAGAAGACGACAAAAGAAGAAAACTACAGGCTTTCCCAAGAGAAATTCGAGAAGCGTATAGTAAATATTCAACTCACAATAATATTAAGTCATGGAAAGTTTTAAATAATGATAATACAATGGTAACAAAAATTAACTGTAAGGCTATTAATCCTTATGGTGTTCCACTAATGATTTGTGCGTTGGACGATGTATTGTACGCAGATTATTTCACTTCTACAAAGCGGAATGTATTAGATCAGTTGAACAATCAAATTATTTACCAAACATTTCCTGAAGCAAAAGACGGACGTTGCACTTTGACGGAAAGTCAGCAGATAAACCAACATAAGGTAGTTAAAGAAGCTATTACTACAAAGCAGAACAAATATGGCAAGTCATTTTTCTCACTTGCCGCAGGCACGAAATTAAACGATATAAAAGTTGATACTTCTATTTTTGATGAAAAGAATGAAAATGCCAATAAGTCAAAAGTGCCTGCCGATTTGGGTATTGCCAGTAGTGTCCTTGACGGCAATAGTACAGGAAATTATGCTGTCGCAACACTTAACTTGGAGTTGGTTGCAGGAAACGTATATGATTGGATAAATATGTTTGTTACGGAATTGAACAAATGTATTAACGCCAATATCATTAAGGATAAAAAGCTTTATATGGAGTGTGCTATTTTACCTGTTACTTTTGTAAATAGAGATAAACAGGTTAAATATATGACCGACCTTTATGCTAGAGGTAAGGGGTCTTTAACAGCTTGGATTGCAAGCACTGGTTGGGATAGCGATGTATACTTGTCACTTATGGATTATGAACTGGATAATGATTGGGAAAATAAATATCCAACGCATAAGACGAGTTATACCATGAGTAGCAAAGACAACGATCCAAGTGATGCAGACCACTCAAATGGTGGTAGAAGTAAGGTAGCTGAAAAGACAAACGAAAATAGCATAATGAGCGAAAATCTAAATGGAAACGCTCAACCAAAACCTTCAACAACAAACTAAAACCTAAGTTGCGTTAAGTGACTAGGTTTATTTTATGTCAGAAAAGAGGTGAAAGTTAGTGTTTCATTGTGAAATAAGCGAAGCAAAGAGGTCGGACGGTCGCAGACGTGTAAAGTTGGTACTACACGAAATTCATCAAGACCGTAATCACTATAACAAAAATGGTATTAGTTACAATGAGCAATATGTTAGAGATAACGCAGATAGTATTATTGGTATGCCTATTTGTGCAACATTTTTGGATAGTGAAAAAGATATTCCATACGACCATGGAATGACAGGTCAAGACGGCAATATGCCATTATTTGAAAATTCTGTTCAAGTAGGTTCTGCTGATGGTTGGTCTATTGAAGATATTCAGATTAATGGTGAAAAACATAAAGTTCTTATTGCCGAGGGTTATATTAATCAGCAACGTTATCCACATTTTGTTGAATGGCTTGAAAACAAAATTAATGATGGTGATACAATATATGGTTCTGTTGAATTTGTTGGTAAGGGCAAAAACAAAATAGTGTATGACGGAGAGCCTGTCGAAAAAGGTAGAGTACCAAAAGTTTATGACTATAGTGGATATTGCATTTTAACTGTCGAGCCAAGTGACGATAGTGCAATACTGATAGAACTAAATCAAAAGATAAAGGAGGACGAGAAAGTGGACGAAAAGACGCTTAATCAGATTATTTCTGCTGTTGAGAATAAGATTACTGAACTCAATACTAAAAATGCAGATTATGAGAGTAAGATTGCTGAAATGAATGAGATTATTTTTACAAAAGATGCCGAGATAGCAACTCTTACAGATGAAAAGGCAACAGCCGAAACAAATGCTTGTCAGAAAGACGAGAAGATTAATGAACTTAACGGACTCGTTGAAACAATGAAAGCAGAATTGAATGAACTTAAAAAGTCTGCAAAGATTGCAGAACTCAATTCAGCTCTTGGAGATTTTTCAGACGATGAAAAGAACATGGCTAAGGATAAGCTTGACAAGTTTAACGCAGATCCTATGGGTTGTGGTATCGAGGTAAACGATATTGTTACAGAAATCAACGCTTGCATTGGTGCTGAGACAAAGAAGAAGGAAAAGGCAATGGCTGTTGAGATTAATTCTCAGAACAATTTTGCCGCTGACATATTTGGTTGCGTAGATACTGACAACGATGATGATAAGAACGATAAACTCGATATTGATAATCTGTTTGTATAAAAAATACGATTGGAGGAATTTTAAATGATTAAATTTGCAAATATTGGTGATTTCAAGGTAGCACAGAATTTTGGCTATCTCAAGACACCTGTTGTTCTTGAGAACGGCATGGCTGTTACATATGATCTTAAAACAAAGGCTGTTGCTCTACCAACCGCAACAACAGCAAAGCAGGCTGGTCTTGCAGTTGTAATGAACAGAATTGATAAGCCTGAGACACTCACACCAAATGATTATAGAATTGAGGTTGGTGAGTTTCCACGCATTTTTACTCTTGCTTCTCTTGCAGGACATCTTTTTGATATGGACGATGCAGTTGTAACAACAGCTTACAATACACTCGCAGTAGGTGACAAGCTTGTAGTTGGTACTGATGGTAAGTGGGCTAAGAGTGCTGATGTTTCTGGTTATGCAGAGTATCTTGAAGTTGTGGAAAAGACAAGTTTTGGCGGTAACGGACTTAGAGTCGTTGTACACGCTTAATTAATGAATGTAAAATAAAGGACGGTGTTTTAATAATGATTAATACTTCTTTTGAACTCAATAATCTGAATAAGTCTGAGGTTGCTGTTAAGAACGCAAAGGCTTTCAACGAAGTAGTTGAGATTTGTTCTGCTCTTTTTGCAGGCAAAGATACATCAAAGTACGGTCAGAAGGTAGACGCAGTACGTTCAAGAATTTCAAAGCTTGGTGAACAGGCACTTGCAGGCGATAGCAGAGCAGTTGCAGAGATTAATACTATTGTAAAGTATATTATACAGCCAAGGCTTCTCGAGGCAACAAAGGTATTTAATTTCCTTGGTAACTATCGTGAGATTGGCTATGATGAGCAGCCAAGAGTTAAGACTTATTCTTATGAGGGTCTTGATGCTAGGCTTCAGGCTTCTGGTTCTGATGTAAGTTTTGCAGGTAGAAAGTGGGTAGAGTACCCAATCGTAACTCAGACAATATCTTCTGGTATGGCTATTGATTATCGTGAGCTTGCTTCTGGTAATTTTGGTGGTACTGTAGCAGAGGAAATGGCACAGGTACAGACCGACATGAACAACAAGGGTGTTGCTTATGTATTTGATGTTATCAAGTCTGCACTGAAGAATAATACTGAATATGTAAAGTTCTATGGTGAGTATGACTCTGCTCCAACTCAGACACAGGTTGACGGTATGATAAATAAGGTTAGAAAGCTTGGCAAGGTTGGTATTGCAGGTGACTTCTCGCTTATTTCTGGTATCTGCGATTGGAACGGTTATAAGACAGTTGGCTCTACATCAATTCCATTCTTCAATGCTACACAGGTAGATGAGATTGCGAGAACAGGTCTGAATGGCTTCTATAAGGGTTCAGCTCTTATTGAACTTGAGAACCCATATAACTTCACAAAGCCACTTGCTGACAAGTCAGGTTTTGACACATACTACAATCCAAACGATCTGTGGTTTATTGCACAGGGAACAAATTCTCCAGTAAATATCTTCAGACGTGGTGGTATTACAACTATGACAGGCAATGATGTTGAGACAGGTACAGTAAAGACACGTTTCGATATGGAGCTTGGTGCTGACGTTGTAAAGGGCAGAGAATTTGAAATTGGTCTGCTTACAAAGCAGGGTCAATTACATAATAATTATTGATGTGGCGAGGGTATAAACTCTTGCCACATTATTATTATATTTGAAAGGAAGATTAAAAATTTGGCAAATGTAAGAAAAAATACAACTACTGCCACAATTAATAACGATATTACAGAAGTAAAGTCGAAAAGGGAAATTCAGCTTACCGATAGAGTGTTTCTGGAAAACACTCGTAATTGGGAATTGGGTTTTAGGGCTGTGGAAACACAAAGAGATATTACTATTCCACCAAACGCAAAGAAATTTGCACAGCTTAATGTTGGAGAGGTTATGGCTCAGATACAGGAAGGTAATGGAATGTTTTGTGGTACTGACGGCTTTGGCAATAATGCTTATCTGAAAATTCTTGACGAGGATATAAGAAGATACGTTTTTTCACTTGACGAGAATGATAATAATGATCCTGTTATTCTTGATATTAACAGTGTAAAGGCACTTCTTAGCATTAGCAATAAAGCTGATTTTATGGCTGAACTCTCAAGAATTGTAGTTACTGAAGGCGATAAGAAAATGATTATTCCACTTGCCAAAGAAGTTGGAATTGACAATGTGGCAGTTTATAAGCGTAACGAAATAGAAAATATTTCAGGCTATAAGTTTTAAGAAAGGGTGTGGTTAAAATGGCTACTACCTATGAAGATGTGGTCGCTGTTTTTGAGTCCACATTTCTTGAAAGGGTTGCGTTAAGTGACGACCTTGTTTTTCAGTGGTTTAAAATGGCTTGTGGCGAGTTTTCAACTCAAATTAGTCAGCTTTATTTTAATAATGAGAAAAAAATATTTACTGATATTGACGGAAACGATATTGTTTTAAATCAGATAGTTGTTAATATATTGGGCTATACAATAAAGAGATTTTATTGTGAAAGACAATATAGTAAAATTGTCAAACGTAGCAACATAGTTTCTAAGGATTTATCAATAAACAACTCAGAGGGTGACAAAAGACAAGCTAAAGTTGAGATTGATTGGGTGAACTTTAAAATAGTTGACCTTTATGAGCAGCTGAAAGACACTGCGTATAATTGAGGTGGTTGAATGAGTAAAGAATGGTACTTAATTCGGCAGCCGTATTATACGGAAGGTTCTGAAAAACAAGATTTATTGTTTGATAGTGAAATGTCATTTAATGACGTTTTAGAGGATAGCATTATTGAAGATGATATTACTCTGTGCAGTGGAGTGTTTAACGGTGAGGATTTTGAAAATGAATTCGCTACAAAGGGCATAATTCAAAATGAAATACCTGACACGCCAACACAAGCTTGGCAAAGACAGGTTTTGACTTATATTAGTACAATATCGGACTATAAGTACATTAAATACGATAATAAGATTTGGCTAATATTGACCGAGCCTACAAATAACAAACTGTATGAAAAATCTATTTTGTATTTGTGTAATTACGTTATTAAGTGGCAAGACGAAAACGGCATAGTTCATTATAAGCCGTGTAATATTCAAAATGCTTCACAGTACAACTCAGGCACAAATGAGACAAAAGTAATTACCATTGGTTACGATCAGTTGATGATGTATATTTCGCTTGACGAGGAAACGAAATATTTTCCTCATGATAAGCGTTTTTTCATTGATTATAATGAGAAAGAGCCTACACCTTACAGAATTACTAGACCTGATACTGTCAGCTTTTCTTTTGGAAATGGCAGATGTATGCACATTATCTTGTCAGAGAGTCAATACAATCCGCAGACAGATAGAATTGACCTTATGCTATGTGACTACTTTAAGCCCAATAATGCAACCAAACCTGTTGAAATAACTTACAGTGGCAATGCAGAAATTCGTTGTGGTGGTACAGTAAAAACATTTACTGCACAAACAGATAAGAGTGTCGTTTGGTCTTTGAAATTACTTGATAAACAACAAGATTTTGTTACCATGATAGTAAATGAAAATAAGGTAAAGATAAAGTGTGTAAACAATTGTGCTTTAATTGGTAGCTCTTTTAAATTGGTTTGTACAGTTGACGATGTTTCGTCTGAGTTATTAGTTAATATAGTGGGAGGTGTGTAAAATGCCAATAAATTCTGTTATATCGGAGTGGAAAAATAAAGCTATTTCTATGATATTATCACAAGATAATATATTAGATTTATTTGAAAAGGACGAGGAAGAACTAGAAAATATTGTGTATTCTAATATATACCCTTTTTTATATATACCTTACACTCAAACCGATGTAGAATTGTATCTTAACATTGAAGTTTCAGTTCCGAAAGTAATATGGGGAGCATTTAAGGGTTATCCCCAAATGATAATTCAAATAATTTGTCATCAAGATAAAATGAGACTTAACAAAGCCGGTATTTCCAAAACTAGAATGGATTATGTGTCTGAATTGTTAGGTCAGTTATTTAACAACTCAGATGGTTGGAGTGGCAATAGAATACAACTTATTTCGGACGTACCAGATAATTTGTCACCTGTTTATAAAAGGCGTACCTTAATATTTCAAGGTGAAGAACTTACGATAAATCCATGTGAGGGTAATTAGTTATGGACGAGCTTTCGATTTATCGTAATAAAAAAGAAACATTTATGTTAGGCAAGTTTGAAATTCATAACCCAACTTTGGACGAGATTTCAGACGAGTCAAAACTAGGTGAAAAACAGTTTTGGGTCATTGTGTCTGACATAATTTCAACTCCATATGATAGAAGGCTATATCTTTGGAGCAAGGGTATTGATTTTAACTCAGTAGATAGTTTTGACTTGTTTTGTGATATTGTCGAAAATCATTTGCTAACTGATGTTTCATTTATAATCCGTAATATTGATTTTGGTAAGATGAAACGCTATATTGACACGAATAGCGGTGATATTATTTTATTTGATGTTTATAACAATATTCAAATAGGTAAAGCAGATTATGAACTGCTTACTGAATATTTCAGGAAAATGCTTAATATCGCTGATAATAATATTAAAGACGGAAATGAACACACCCGAAAATGGAGATTACAATATGAATTAGACAAGCTTGAAAGACAATTAGCTAGGGGTGAGTATCAAGAAAAAGAATTTCGTTCTATTTTGTTGCCATATATTTCAACATTAACAAATATTGAAGGGTTTAAATACAACTGGGACACGGTTTGGTCGTTACCTATTAATGTTTTTTATGATTGTCTTTTAAGAAATCAAATCATAAATCAAGCACAGAAACTTACTACAGGTTTGTATAGCGGTACTATTTATTATAAGGACATTAAGAATAAAGAAGAATTAAATTGTTTCCGTACATGGTAACGGAAACAATAGAAAATAAAGGAGGAAATAATATGTTTAATCCAGACAAAGTGCTTTTTAAACAAGCTATTTCAGGTCAGATGTTTTCGCCTACTGACGGAGTGCTGTTTTGGACTCTTGAAGATTTGAAAGACGTAAACATTCAGACCAATGCTACTTCACAGGATAAGACAGATGCAACAGGTGCGGTAATTGCAAAATACTATGATGCTGATACAGCTCAGATTACAGGTAATACATCGTTCCTTACGCTGTCACTTCTTGCTGCTCAGTGGGGTACAGAAAAGAACGTTGCAAGTTCTACTAACAAAATTCTCATTCCTAAAAGAGAGAAGATTAAGGTGGGTAGCGACATAACAAAGATTACTCTGAGTAAAGTTCCTGTGGGTGGAATATCATTCATTTATCTGCTCAATGAAAGGAAGGAACAGGTTGCTTCTTACAAATATGCAGCGGTAAATTCAGAAAAGGAATTTTCACTTGATGCGGCTAAGAAAGAAATTACACTTCCGACAGATACTGCTATCAAGGAAGGAATGACTATTCAGGTATATTATACATATGAGTCTGAAAATGCAGTTGACATTACAAAGAGTACGAATGATATGCCAAAATCAGGTGAATTTTGGCTTGAATCAATCTTTACAGATATTTGTGATAAAAATATTGAATATCATGGTTGGGTTGTCATGGCATCTGCACAGCTTTCTCCTGAGACTCAGATACCACTTGACAAGACGGGCGACTTCCCATTTACTATTGACTCTCTGAAGGACTATTGTAGTGACGAGGGTCAGCTTCTGAGATTTGTTATTCCAGAGGATTAATATGGAAAACAATCATGAGTGTGTTATTTGTGGTAATGGATATTATGCGTGTAATAAATGTGATAAAATAAATAGCTGGAGAAGATATGTAGACACACCATCTTGTTATCAATTATTTTTAATCATAGAAGAATATATGCACGAGGTTATCTCCAAAGCTGAAGCGAGAAAACTACTTGCTAATATTGGTATTACTTTTAAAACATTAAAAAAGGAAGATTATAAAGAGTCGGTTTATAATGTTTTGGCTGATATTACAAATTTCAAAAATAGCACAACAAGTAAAAAAACTAGATAAAATAGAAAGGGCGGTTATTATGATAAATGATATAATCCCCTTAGAGTAGACACATGAAATAATAAAATGGTGTAACTCTAAA